ATATTTTCAAAAGATACTTCTTGCATTTCAAAGCATACACCCTAAACCATCCACCGTCGTCACTACCTTATGGAAACTACCACCACTCCCATGCCGACAGACGCCCAGATGGGCTCTGACAATCGGCCTCACCACAAGTTTGGGTTTTCGTTCCTCGGAACGCTTGAGAAGTGTTCCGCAGCTCGCCGTACCAAGTCAGCTCCGAAGAACCTAGCCGCCGCTGGCGAGCGAGGAACCGAGCTCCACGAAGTTCTGGAGACCGCAGTCAAGCGCTGGCTCCGCAACGTAGAGATGGGCTCTGACACTCCTTTCCTACTCGTCCTTTCAGTGGTTGCCCACGAGATGGCAGTATCGGCTTCAGATGCTCGAAGTGTCATGAAGATCGGTGAGGAGATCGCAGTCTACTTTGTCAATGACCCAGACCTGCAAGTCGGGACAGAAGAGTACATCGAGCTGAAGCATCCCGTCACTGGTGAAGTCATCTCGGCCGGGTACTACGATATTATCCTGATCCTCGGCACCCGGGCATTGGTGATCGATCACAAGTTCGTCCGGAAGGAGGTCGAGGAGGCCGAGAAGAACCGGCAAGGTCACGGTCTGGCAGTATCCGTTTTTCAAACGTATCCGGAGATCACTCAGGTCGAGGTTTTGTTCTCAATGCCCGAGTGCCAGTCCTCGCGGTACACGTTCACCCGCGAGACCGATCTCCAGCGGCTCGAAGCTGAGCTGGCTCAGATCACCGACGACGCCGAACGCCCCGACAAGACGCTCCATGCGGGCGAGCACTGCAATTACTGCCGGCACTGCGGCACCTGCCCTGCCTCCGTTCAAGTGCTCCAGACGATGGGGACAGCGATTGTCCCGATGTCGGCACCCCTCAATTTCAACCCAGCCGTGGTCGAGACGCCGGAGCAGATGGCGCTGCTACGGTACTGGTGCGCGACAGTCGAGCCGATCATTGAGCAGGTGAAGGCTCGCTCCCTCGAAATGGCCCAGAACGGTGCCGAGCTTCGCACCACTCTCGCCAACGGAGAGTCAGTCGTTTATAAGCTTCACAGCCGCGCAGCCGCTCGATCTTTCGCCAAAGAGACGATGGACATCTGGGCAGTCGTCAAGAACTGGATGCCAGTCAACGCGTTCATTCAAGCTGCGAAGATGAATGTGGGCTCCTTCGAAAAGGTTGCTATTCAGGTCCTCGCCGACCGGCTACTCTCCGAGGGGAAGAAGCCCAACCTCACTCAGATTGGTAAAGACCTCGCTGAGATGATGGTGAAGACTGGGCTCGTAATGCCCGACGACACCAAGATCAGCTACCTGAAGCGTACCAAGGTGGGTGTCTCGAAGGCCCTCAAAAACGTCACACCGTCCGGGGAAGGCCCTGAAGACGAAGGTGATAAGTAACTTTAGTCCGTCAACCAAATCATCAAAAACATCATGCCTAAAGCAGTAATGCGTTCAGGCGCCGCCCAACCCGGCGCCGCTCCTACAGCCGCCTCGCAAGTGGCTCCTAAACCAGCTCCGGCCGCTACGGCTCCGGTGGCTTCGACCAAGCCCGCGACGCCCGCGCCGGTCGCTCAGAAACCCGCCAACGACATGGAGGCCCGTCTCCAGGCGATGAACCTCCCTGAGGAAGCGATCCAAGCAGCACTGGCTGCGGCTGCCACCAAGGCCGCTGCACCCGCAGCTGCTGCCCCGGCGCCGGCCAAGCCCACCACCCCGGCCGCACCCAAAACCGAAGCTCCGAAACCGCAGCCCGCGGCCAAACCCTCCGTTGCAGCGCCGGCTCCGAAGCCAGCCCCTGCTCCCGAGCCTGAACCTGCCGCTGAGCCCGCTGAAGCGATTCTTGAGCCCGAGGCCGTGGCCCCGACCGACACGCCCCAAGCCGAAACTATCGTTGCTGAAGCCGCTGCTCAGCCCGCCGCCGACCCCACGGAGGGAATGTCGGATGCTGAGTATGAGGTTTGGATGGCCCAGCAAGCCGAGACCGCCGCTCCGGTTCCGACCGATGCCATCGTCACCCGCGAGCACACCGCCGAGGCTGGTGCTGACGAAGACGACGGCCATGTTGAAGGCGCTGGTCAGGTCGTGGTGCGTAACCACTGGTCTGACAAGTCCAAGGGCGCCCTCTCCGGCGCCATCGACCGCAGCGACTTCAAGACCCCACAGCTGAAGCTCGTGCAGGGCCAAGGCGACAATGCTGCCAAGTACGGCCAAGGCACCACTGTCTTCATGGACATGGTTGTCTTCAAGGCCCCGACCGCCAACGAGCCGACGCCGTTCATGCGTTTCGTGCCGGTCATGCTTCAGAAGTATTTCCGCGAGAACGTGGAAAAGAACTCGAAGCTGAAGCCGCGCAACGTGATGACGCCCGAGGAAGTCCAGAAGCTCGGTGGCACAACCGAGTGGACGGTCGACCGAGCTGGCAATCGCGTGAAGCCGTCATGGTCGCCGGCTGCAAAGATCACCCTGCTCCTCGAACAGCCTGAAGGCGTTGAGCACCCCGGCTTCACGATGCCCATCGAGGTCAACGGAAAGATCTCGCACTGGGGCGCCGCGGTTATCTATGTGAACGGTGGGGCTTATCGCTCGATGGCCAAGCCGATCATCGACGCGACGAACTTCCTCCTCGTCGAGGGCGATACGATTGTCCTCCACAAACGAATCTGGAAAATGCAGGTGGTCCAAGAGAAGAGCGGCGACAACTGGGTGTTCACCCCGAAGGTCGCCATCGTCAACGAGGCCACACCTGCGGATCTCCGTACATTCTCCGAGTCCCTTCTCGGAGGCACAAGGTAAACGACAACTGGCCCACTGGAGTTTAGCCGCTCTGGTGGGCCTTTCTTTCTTTGAAGTATGTGCGCCGAAGCTGAATACGGGAAGATGTCCCGGAGCTTGGCCAAACCGATCTGTAAGAAATCGAAAAAGTCGGTCGAGCTATGCACAACACCCTTCTGTAGGAACAAGCGTGCGAAAGGATATAAGACCTGTCACAAGTGCAATAATCGGAGGTGGAGAAAAGGAAACCCGATACTGGCAGCTTACGACTCGTTGAGGACCCACGCCCGACAGAGAGGTATCCAATTTCTAATTACACGAGAAGAGTTCGAGAAATTTTGCCATGAAACCAATTACCACGTCGAAAAGGGCAGGGACCCCAACTCTGCCACAGTTGATCGGAGAGATCCAAACGGGCCATACTCTTACGAGAATATACGCCCTCTCGGACACTACGCGAACTCGGTGAGGAAAGATAACCCCGACCTCGACCCGCCGATTCCTCCAGCTCCCGACAAATACGACACCGATGACGAACCCTTCTGAGCAGTACAAAAGCCTGATCTTCCCGACATGGCCCAACCTCGGAGAAAAATCCGCAGTTTGCTCTGCACAGCCTTGGGACTGGGACATAACCGCTGAGGAGATCGAGCGGGTGCGGAAGATGGCCAAGCCGCGACGCAAAGAGATGATGGCCCAGATCGAGACCCGCTGGAACGTCTACTCCGTTTGCAAAGGCCAGAACTGGTTCTTCCCAATCTCGAATGAGAACCCGACCGGGGCGATCCTCGGTCTCGCTCTCGACTACGATCTCCCCATTAGCCACGACCATATCGCCAGCGCCTGCGAGGAACGTTCGAAGCTCGGTGGCCACTGCCCGACCTACATCGAGACATCGCTGTCAGGAAACGCCCGCTGCATCTGGACGTTCGAGCGCCCCATTCTTACCCCTAGCAAGAAGTTCGCTGACGAAGTTATTAAGAAGCTGGTCGAGATCGTGGAAGGGGAAAGCTTCCTTCCGGGCCTCGACCGTAAATCGTACGACTCGGCGATGCGCTGGACCAACGGAGGGTACTGGACTGAGCTCGATTTCGCGAAACCGCTTTCGGCTGACATGCTTCTCGGGGTGGCGATCAAGGTGTCAGCGTCGATGTACTCTTCGAACTGCGAGCTGCCCTTCGATAAGCTGGAGCAGCTGCTCCTCGAAAAGTACCCGCGGTTCCAGATGTTCAATGGCGGGCGCCTGAAGATGCGAGCCAACGGCCTCCGTTTCTGGGAAGCGAACGCCGACAATCCGAACGCGGCTTACGTCATCGACAAAGGCTTCTTTTGCGTGACCGGTGCCAAGCCTGTTATGACGTGGGAGGAACTGCTCGGTAAGAACGTTGTGGATACAATGCGGGCCTCCAATGCAGGCGAAGCTGCCAAGGACATTTACTACGACGGTAAGAACTACTTTGTGAAATCGTCACGGATGGGGTTTGTAGACCTTGGCCGCTCCGACGTACTGCTTCACATCGCATCTCACGGTTTCTCCAGATCCTGCAAGAAGGACGAAGTCACCAGCCCCGCCGAGCAAGTGCTGAAGTACGTGCAGACCCACAATCGCGTAGACGGCGCCGCGCCTCTGCTGTTCCGAGCTGACGGCGTGATCGAGTACCAGAATCGGTGCATCCTGAACCTCAGTCGGTCAAAGCCGTTGGCGATGGCCGAAAAGACGAACGTCACTCCAGAAGACTTCCCTTGGCTGTGGGGTTTTTTCAATGTGTTCTTTGCCAGCTCAGACCTCCGACCGCTTGACTATTTCTTTACATGGTGGCGCCGGTTCTACCAAGGAGCCATCCAGCTTCGCCCAACCAATGGACAAGCCCTATTCATTTGTGGCCCGGCCGGCTGTGGAAAGAATCTCATGGCTGAGCTCATCGTCCCGATGTCAATGGGCGGGTCAGCACCGAACCCATATCGGTATCTAATGGGCGACACGTCGTTTAGCGACGACATTTTCTCAGCACCAGTGCTCGCGATTAACGACGAGGACGCTCCACCCGATGGCAAGAAGTCGGTCTTCGAGCAGAAGATCAAGAGCATGGTCGCCAACAACGAACACGCGTTCCATCCGAAGTTCATGAAGTCGATCCGCATCGAGTGGGACGGCCGGCTGATCGTCACATTAAACAACGGCCCGAAAGACGTAGGCATCTTGCCAATGCTCAACCCCAACACCGAAGGCAAAGTCAGTTTTTTCCTAGCTCAGGCCCATAACCATCCGTTCCATGACAAACACAAAACCCGCGAAATCGTCGCGGCCGAGCTCCCCTTCTTCCTCCGTTGGCTCGTCGATGTCTATCAACCTCCCAAAGACATCCTTCTACACGACCGATTCGGTGTCCGGAGCTACCACGATCCATTCCTTGTGCGAATCAACCGACAAGAACAGAGTTCGTACAACCTGCTCGAACTGCTCGCAGCTTGGATGTCCGGTGAGGCGTGGAACGGAGGGAAACCCGAGTGGCGGGGCACGCCGACCGATCTTCTCCGTGTGATGACGGGTGACGAAACCCTCGAACAGCTGCTAAAGAACTGGGACCCGAACAAGCTCTCAAAGGCCCTCGGCGACTTGGCCAGATCCCAGACCCCGGGTGTCAGCTTTGACCCCGAATCGAAGGGCCGCACGTACATCATAACCAAGACTAAGGTACAAGCTACGGTCCAAGGTCGTCAGGCCCAGCCTGCGGTTTCGACCACGGTGTTGCCCGGTTTTGCAGATGGTGAAGGGGAGGACGAATCATGAAAACAATTCAGTATTTTAGATCGAGTCGTCCCGGCACTAATCGAAACAGATTTGGGCGCCCTATAGAATATCGTATCTGGATGGCCATGCGGAATAGGTGTAACAATACAGCAGGGATTGACTACAGGCACTACGGAGGACGGGGAATTCGAGTTTGTCCCGAATGGGACTCCTACGAGGCGTTCTTTAACGACATGGGGCCTGTACCTAATAAGCACGCTACACTGGAACGTATAGACAACTCTAAAGGGTACAACAAATCGAACTGTGCATGGGCTTCTAGGAAAGCTCAAGCGCGAAACAGACGATCCTCGAAGCTAACCCTCTGTGAGGTCCGTGCTATAAGAGCACTATATTCTTCGGGTCAGCTCACCCAGCACAAGGTTGGGAAGGCTTTTGGTGTAACCCAAATGATGGTGTCTAAAGTTGTAAATAGGAGATACTGGCGATGAATCGAGACGTCTTTATCGACTTTGAAAGTTTCTACGACGACGCCATTTCGGTGCGAGAACTTTGCATGAAGGCATACATGTCAAAGAGCTATGCCTATCTTGTATCTGTAATCTCTGGTCCTTACAGATGGGCTGGTACACCAGCAGAGCTGCGTCGTAATGAGTTTGCTCGTAACCTTATACTAGATCCGAAAAATAAAAGGTATGCCGTCAACTCGAATTTCGACCAGTCGTGGTGTGAGCACGAGTCTGTTCTCCCTGAGGCCCGCGGGCTCGATTGGCACTGCGTTTCCGACTACGCTGTCTATCACCAAAGACCGCGTGACTTGGAGCGGATGCACAAAGCTCTCACTGGGAAAGAAGTGAACAAAGGGATGCGTACCTCGATGAAAGGCGTGCATCCCGACATGGAGTTTGCGTTCATGGCCCAAGGCCGGAAGGACTACAACATCAACGACGGTGTCGTAGCCCAAGAGAACCTGAACTGCCTGAAACGCCTCGGACCGATGTCTCCGATGGAGGAACGCATCGCTGCCCACACTCGGATGATCTGCCGCCGCGGCATTCCCTGCGACGAAGCCTTCATTGAGAAGTGCCGGCAGGCTCTGAACTGGATCAAGTTCAACGCCCAGAAAGAAATTCCGTGGGCAAAGCTGGACAAGGTCATGTCGGTACAGGCTTTCAATACGTGGTCCTGCCAGCAGGGTATCGCCCCACCAGCGAACCTTCGGAAAGCCGATGCGGATTTCACGTCTTGGATGGCTGCCAATCCGACGCTGGCTCCGGTCCTGAAAGCTCGCCAACGCTGGGAGCTCGCCAATCGAAAGCTCTCCCACATCGACGCGTTTCTCGCTCGTGTCGTCGATGGCATCTACTACCCCGATCTGCTCTACTGTGGCGCCCCACACACACGGAGATGGTCCGCGAAGGGCTCGTCGGACGGGCGCGAGGACGGCGGCGAAACTCACTCTGCGTTCAACATCCAGAACATGGACCGCCTGCCGCTCTTCGGCGATCTCCTGCCCGATTTCTTTTCGCCAAACCCTCCGTTGTACCCGGGAAACCACCCGAAGGCTGGCCAGCCGATGCCCGGCATCTTCTTCCGGAACTTCCTCGTGCCGCCTCCCGGGAAGGTGTTTGGCATCCTCGATTTCTCGCAGATCGAGCCACGGTGCCTGAACTGGCTTGCCGGTAACGAGAAGTTCCTCCAGCTGATCCGCGACGGCTACGCCCTCTACGAGGCGTTTGCTCGCTCGGTAGGCATGTGGAACGAGCCCGGCAAACTGAAGGACGGCCCGGTCGAGTACTACACCCTCATCAAGAATATAGTGATTGGAGCTGGTTATGGTATGTCGGGAAAAAAGTTCGCGAAGTACGCAAAGCTACCCGAAGACAAGGCTATCGAGGAGATCCAGAAGTTCCGTCGCGCCGCTCCAATGATCCCTGACTTCTGGTACTCGACGCATCGGGTGATCGAGGCAGCCTACACCGAAGGCACGCCCTTCGAAGTCCAGATGCCCAACGGAGAGACGATGTACCGCTTTGGCGTCGACCGCTACGAGCGCGAGGACCCGATCACTGGCGAGCGCCGGTACGCTTACCGGGCTGCCAAGGTGCTGGGCGCTCCTGAGACCATCGGCGACATCTACGGCGCCAAGGTCGTCGAGAACATCACCCAGCGCATGGCCCGCGATCTCCTCGGTGAGAAGGTCGTGACCCTCGAAGACGCCGGCATCCCGGTTCTTTTCCACGCCCACGACGAAGTCATCACGCTCCTCGACGCGGATAACGCCGCTGAGGGGCTGGCGACGGCCAAGCGGATCATGACTGCGACGCCCGACTGGGCCGCGGGCCTGCCGATTGGATGCTCGGGTGAAATCGAAATCAGCTACACCAAAAAATGAACGCTGTGCTCACAGAATCCGACGTGATCGCGATCCGAGGCTCGACCGAGTCAGACGCTGTCATGGCTAAACGCCTCGGAGTTAAGCGCCTAGCAATCCTCCGTGCTCGCACTGGTAAAACTTTCCAAAACGTCAAAGCGAAGCCCCTGCTTCGTAACTCGAAAAACTTGACAAAATAGAAACAATACTGTCCACTTTCGATTATGCCACCCACCACTCTGGCAAATTTGCCAAAAGAACAAATCACTGCTCAGCTCACCGCGGCCTACGCTCGCGCCGAGCCGATCAACAATCAGATGGTCGACGTCTCGATGGAAATCCAGCGTCTCATCGCTGAGATCTATCGTCGGGCCATTATCAAGAACGCCGGCTTGGAGCCTGTCCGGGTCAAATGTGTGATGTCCATCGGAGCCAACGTGCATCCGAACAAAGGCATCCCTGAGCTGGTGCGCCGGCTCGAAGAGTTCGCCAGCGCCGGCCTGAAGATCGTGCGCGTCGAGTTCAACGAAACCCTCAATGAGTATCGGTTCTACGCAGACCCTGAAACTCCTACTTCCAATGAGCCAAATGAACAAACACCAGCTAGCTAAGTGGCTTCGAGCGATGGTCTCGGCGCTCCCTCACGGAGGAAAGCGCAAGGCCGCTGAAATGCTCGACATCTCGCCCTCTGGGCTCTCGAAGCTGCTCAATGACCCTGACCGGTCGTTCGACGAAAAGACGCTCCGCGCCGTGGCTTGGCTCACGACCTCGAAGAGCGAGCGCTACAACTCGGCCGAGTTCCCAGTGATTCGTGAGCTCGCTGTTGACGGTCTCGTAATCGAGACGCGGCAGCACCCGGACGGCATCACCGAATTCATCACGTGGAGGGTTGCGCCGTGAAAAAGGGATTAGAGCCGAAGTCACTTCGTGAAGCCCTAGACTACAATCCAGAAACTGGCGTGTTCACATGGGCACAATGTAAAGGCCCACGTGCTAAGCCAGGCACGGCTGCTGGGTATGTAAACAGCGAGGGCTACGTTCAGATTCAGATAGACGGACAAGCATACTCAGCCCATAGGCTTGCATGGCTTTACACTTACGGAGTATGGCCCACTCAGGAAATAGACCACATGGACGGAGTGCGCTCCAATAACCAGATACTAAACCTACGAGAGGCTACACGCGCTGAAAACGGGCGGAATCAAAAACGAAGCACATCCAATACAAGCGGTTTTAAAGGGGTCTGCTGGGATAAATGTAAACGCCGATGGCTAGCTAGGATACGATTAGGTGGGAAGCTTCAGTATGTAGGGCTGTTTAAGACAGCGGGTGCGGCTAGTGATGCATACCAAGCTAAAGCTTTTGAGCTTTTTGGGGCTTTCAAGCGGAAGGAGACCTAACTCAGTATGAACGTTGACGCAGAACTTGGAGAAACATTTACAGGGCTTGGAGACAGCGTTCTTTTGGCATGGGTTGCCCAAGCCAGAAAAGAATCGGACGATCCGATCACGCTCTATGCCACTGGTGAACGGGCCGAACTTCTCAAGATTCTTGGACAGGATACCATCGACAAACCTTGGCACCTACACCCTGCCGAAGAATGCTACCACATCGATGTGAAGCTGAAGGGCGAAAAAGCCAGATGGCGAGTCGTGACGGACTACCTGAAGTTACCGCCGCAGGTCGCCCAGCCAACAGCCTCCGTTTCTGAGGCTGATAAGCTTTGGGCTAAGTCGTTTGCCGACGCGTCCGGGAGACCCTTCATCGTTATGTTTCCACAGTGCAACGACCGCGCCCGGGAGTGGCCGGTTGCGTACTGGCGCGACCTCCACTGGAAGCTTCGAGGCCGGCTCAAATATCCAATCAGCCTTGTACGCCGGAGAACGGAGGAGTTTCGAGACTTCCCATGCCTCCTTGAAAAATTGCCAATGGGGAAACTCGTTGCGCTCTTGGCAGAAGCTTCGCTCGTGATCGGTAACGACTCTTTTGGAGTCCACTTAGCCGGTACACTCGGGCGCCCCACGCTTGCGTTGCTCGGGCCTACCAAGCCATCGGCGTTTCACCACTTTGCCGGGCTCCCCTTCAGCTGCATGGCGTCGGAGAAACTGAAGTGTACGGGGTGTCATGCGGCGTGGCCGTACCGCTCGACGTGTGGCTCTGGGTGTCAGAGTTTGTATTCGATTTTCACCGACGACGTATTCAAAACAGCACTCAAAATCCTAGATAGCCATGCAACTATTACTTACGCCCCATAAGCTCCAGACGATCCTCGAAGCCTGCAAAGCTACACACGAGCTCCACGCCGCTGCTGCCGAAATCGGTGTCTTCGAGGGCGGGACTCTCAACGAGATCGCCGGTGTTTGCCCCAACCGAGTAGTTGTCGGGTTCGACACGTTCGAAGGGCTCCCAGAGAAGGATTGGAACGGTGGTGAAAGGCACTCGGTAGGTGAGTTCTCGTGCTCGTATGAGCGTGTCTACCTGAATCTGCTTCATCGCCCCAACGTGAGGCTCATCAAAGGCTATTTCCCCGACTCGTTCGATCAGACAAACCCCGACATCCCAACGTTTTTCTCGATGGTCCACGTTGACGTGGACTTTGGGGATGGGATTCTAAACTGCCTACAGGCTGTCTGGCCTCGGATGCTTCCGGGCGGGATCGTCGTGGTGGACGACTACGACTGGCCCCACACCCCACAAGTCAAGCCGGCTGTCTCTGCGTTTCTCGAAGACTGCCCATTCAAGCCGAGCAGCCACTTCGAGAAAAAATTCCAGTACGTCCTCGTCAAATAAATTCTTGACTCTGCATGCTACCCAGTAAAACCTCGGCTCATGAAATACACTCCTTTTCTCATCGTCTACGCGACTGGCGTCGCCATCGCCTCTGTCCCTGCCAGCTCCCTTGCCTACGCCGATTCGGTGACACGTTTCAACGCTGCCATCGCTGAGGTAAACAGCGACCCCGAGACTTACGGACTCGACGCCGGTGTAGTGCTTCCGGTGCTCCCAACAGTCCCAACGAGCAAGAATGGCATCTACTACGAGCCGAACACCGGCAACACCTTCGAGCTTGTCGACGCTCGCAGGTCCGAAGGCTGGAGTGCTCCGAACACGAACGGTGACGCGATCCTCACCGCCGACAATTTGGCAGCCATCGTCGCCGCCCGCATTGCCCTCGATACTGCCGCCTACTCTGGTGGCTCGTATTTCAGCCCCGGCCCGATCTAACCAACTCCCCAGTGTATTTCTCAAGGCCACCCTTCAACCGGTGGCTTTTTTCTTACCTATGACCAAGATTTGCACAAAATGCGGAGCTGCAAAAGAGCTACTAGACTTCCCTAAAAACGGAGAAGGCCGCAGAGCGTGCTGTAAGGCGTGTCACACTGCCTCCGTTATAGCTTGGCAAAAGTCACACCCTGAGCTTGAAAAAGCGAGGCAGGCTCGGAAGCGAGCCAAGTGCCCAGAGAGTGCCGGAAGACGTGTTAAAAGATACCGGCTTGCGCATAGAGAAGAGCTCTGTGCTCGTGCCAAGGTTGCGTATCAGAAACACAGGGCTACGCGTGTTGAAGCGTCACGAGCCTACCGCCTGAGTTTCCCCAACAAGGCACGTGCCTCATGCAGACAATGGCGGGAGAAGAATAAAGGGTATATGACCCAATGGGCCAAAGCCCGAAAGTATTCACATCCTGCCTTCAAGTTGCTCAGTTACGTCAGGGTCCGCGTCTACAACGTGCTCCGAGGCTTCTCCCGGTCGGCTCCAACGTTGGAGTTGTTGGGGTGCTCTCCTGAGGCCCTGAAGGCTCATATAGAAGCTCAGTTTAGATCGGGGATGCTGTGGGAGAACTATGGCTCAGTATGGCACCTTGACCACATAAAGCCCTGTGCAGCATTCGACTTTACAAGCCCGCATGACCAACAAGCGTGCTTCCACTATACCAATCTTCAGCCACTTTTCGCAGTAGAAAACTTAAAGAAAGGCTCGTTACATGAAGGTGCTCGCTATTGATCCGGGGCTTTCAGGTGCAATAGTGCTTATTGGGCCTTGTAGCCTCGATATACGCCGAGACTTCAAACACCACCAAGGGCTGGCCGACGCTATTAACGAACTCGGGCCTGTTGCAGATGTCTCCGTTATAGAGCTTGTTCACTCAATGCCGGGTCAGGGCGTTGCGTCGCAGTTTTCTTTCGGTTTTCACGCTGGTGTGGCTACTGGGGCTTTAGAGTACGCGGGCTTCTCGATCCACGACACACGGAGGAAGCCGCTGATCGAGGTCACGCCCCAGCGCTGGCAGCAGTACTACTGGGACCTCCTTGGTGCCCCGAAAGGGAAGGGCACCCGAAAGAATTTCGATTCGCCAGCCGTGGCCGCGGTGCTCAGGCCCGATTCAGCTGAGTTTCTGACGCGGGAATGCGACCACAACACTGCCGACGCCATTTTGATGGGCCTCTGGAAGCTAAACAACCCCGACGCTACAACGAGCATCCGGGAGAAAGACGCCAAGCGTCTCGCTAAAGAGCAGGCCAAGGCTCAACGTCTGGCCGAGCGTGAGGCGAAGCGCCTCAGTCGCGTGAAGACGAGACAATGTCCCGCACGGTCTTGAAGTTCAAGGGCCTCCCAGCGCGTCTGGCACGCTGCAAAGTCTCGACCGAAGGCATATACGGCTCGTAGCGGCCCTTCAGGATGGCGAAAATCTCCTTGGTATTGAAACCCTGCTGCTTCAGCTGCTCGATAACGGAGGAGCGCTCGACACCCATCTGGATCGCCTGCTGAGCGCCCTGCGAGATGTTGTTGAAGTACTCGCGGCGCCGGTCCTCGACCTCCTGAAGCTTCGCGTAGAGGGTTTCCTCCGTGACGCCGGTCGACATGTCCTCGGTCAGGCGCTTGAACTCGCCCTCGATACCGCGGATGATGCGGTTCTGGTCGCGAGCATAGTACTTGATGGCCTGCTCACCGTCGATCTCGCCGACGCCGAGCAGCGCCTCGACCGGCTTGGTCGGGGAGATGGGCTTGCCCTTCTTGTCGGTCTCGCCGGCCAGCCCCTGCACAACCGGTTTTCCAGACTTCACGAAGCCCGGGGTCAAGGTGCTCTTCAGCACGTGGACTGCCGATTTGAGGATCTTGTCGCCCTCGCCGTCGTCAGCTGCCCAGATCGGAACGCCTGACTGGGTCACGCCCGAGACGCCTTCTTTCATGGCCTGAGCGCTCATTTGCCAGCTGATAAAGGGATTCACGACGTTCCAGAACTGCGTCCGGATCTCGTTTCCGAGGGTTGCAGACGGGTCGCCGTCGACTTGGCCGTGGACCATGCGCTGGATGATCGAGTACGCCGGCCGCGTCACCGCTGCGAACAGTTCGCTGTTGCCCAGATTGATGTACTGGACCTTCCCGTCGCCGGAGCGATACCAGACGATGTGCGAGTTCCGGTCCCACTCAGGCAGGAACTCTTTGAGCTGGCGCTCGTCTTCGTACGTCAGGCCCAGCGCGTCGCGGCTGAGCTCGGCAGCGATGGCCGCAGTCCCGAGGGCCGCGGTGACGCCAGCGAGCCGGGCCATGCCCTGCTTCACCAGCGCCTTGTTGCCGGTCTGGACGCCTTTCCAGCTGTCCTCGACGGCCAGTGAGATCGAGTTGAAGGCTGTACGATAGGTTTCCGATATGAACGACGTGAAGCCGCCGATCACCGGGAATTTGCGAACGGCGCGGACCAGCGGGATGACCCGGCTGTAGTCGTAGTTCGTCATCCCAAACTTGCGCTGAGCCTCGGCGAGCGCCTGTGGCGTGTCACCGTAGGCTTCGACGGCCTTCGCCTTCTCGATAAGATAATTGACGATCTTCGGAGCACTGTCACCCAGCTGATAAATGTCCTGTGACTTGCGGGCAATCTTCTCCCAGCCGGCTTCGTTGCCCCACGCCATCTTCGCGATGGCCTCTTCAGGCCGGATGCGTTTGCCCTTGGCCAACAGCGGGTCAAGGCTCAGCCGCTCTTCGGCCTTCAGGATGCGCCCGATCTTCGAAACGCGGTTCAGGACGCCCTTGCCGGCCGCGATGATGTTGGCGGTGTCGCCTGAAAGAGCACCTTTGCTCAGGACGCCAGCCTCGACCATTTCGTTGTAGAGCCCTTCGAGTTCTTTCGGCAGCGGTGAGCCCTTCACCAGATGCTTCGAGATCTCCATCGCCTTGCCCCACGCATCTCGACCAGCCTCCGTTGCGACAGAACGGAGGAGATTGCCCGAAGCGAGGATCGTCTGGTTCGAGGTGATGATATTGCGAGCCGTGGTCATCGGTGAAAGCACCGTGGCGCCGGTATTCGTGATCGTGGCGAACTCCTGAAGGAGATTCATCGTGTGTGGCTGGAGCTTCTGGTACTCGGCCAGTAGCGGCAGCGCTTCGTTTTTCACGATGAGCCCAGCGAAAGGATCGTTCACGCGGCCCGACATCGCCATGTTGGTCTGATAGACCGGGTCTTGCCGAACCATCGTCTCACCGGCTTGGACTTCACCTGAGCGGTTGTACCACTCCATTGCGTTGTCCTCGTAGTCGGCGAAGATCTCGCGTTCAGCCTGTTTCGTAGCTTTCTGGAGATCCGCCTTGTCACCGCGGGTGATTGCATCGGTCACGAGCGCCTTCGCCCGAGCCTCGGCACGAGCCGAAAACGTCGGGCGCTCCTCGGCCGTCTGGTCACGAATCGCCTTTTCAAGCTCAGGCGTCATCGAGAGCCCTTTGGCTTCGCGGTTCTTGGTCGCCTCGGCAACACGAGCGTCTGCGGCCTCTTTAATCGTAGCCGCTTCGTTCGCGATATAATCCTGAATGATTTTGTCGACGTCGATCTTTCGACCAAGGCCCAGCTCAGCGAGGTTGTCTGCGATCTGCTGACGGAACCTGAAGGTGCTGGCGAGCTCCTGCTGCTTCGCGAGCGTGTACGCCACCGACTGGACGGGGTCCACGATCTCGCCGAAGAGATTTCGGATCGTCTGCTCACGTACGGTGCGGTCCAGCGCGACCGAAGACCCAAGGCCCTTGATCTGCTCTTTGACGAGCGTATCGATCTCGACGCGTGAAACTTCACCGCGGCGCTTGATGAGGTTGATAAGCTTGTCGACGAAGTCTTGGCCGAACTGTTTGACAGCAGGAAGGTATCGAGTCTTGTAGGCTTCGCTTCCCTCTGTCGTCAGGTTCCGGATGTAGTTCTCGCTGTCAGAACCGAAGATCTTGTAGGCACGGCTGACGTAGCGCCCAACGTTTGCCATCATGATCTCTGAGAAATCGCGCTTGGGGACACCGAGAGCTACGAGTTCATGAGTCATCGAGTCGATGCGGTCACGTGCAGTGTTAAGCGCGTCACGCTGCTCCTTGGTCAAGCTGGCCATCGCCTGCTTTATCCGCGCCGCGGTGCCGGGCTCCATTTTCGAGAGACGGCTCGGGTTCAGATACGTCGAGGCGACCGTGGCCACTTCTGGAGTGAGCTCACCGCCGAAAGCGTCGGAAATCGCGTACGACATGCGCTTGATTTCTTCGACCATCCGGGAGTTCCGGCCGTGCATATCCTGCACCAGATCGAAGACGTACTTCGAGACTCCACCGGTCGTGTTGAAAAGTGCGTTCTTCAGTGCCTTGGCTCCGATCCGAGACGTTTTGACAGCCGCGTCCACCATCTCACGTGGCGCCGGAAGGTTCGGGATCGCAACAATCCCCACCGCCTGCATAGACTCAGCCGAATCAAAAACCCGGAACATGTCACGGTTCTCCGTTAGAAGCGCCGTCTTGATCTGGCGATCAATGTGAGCAGGGATCAAGCCCAGCCGTTTCATCTGCATGTACGTCGACTGGATGGTGCCGACGAGGCCGCGGGAGCTGCTGGCTGCCGCAATAATCGGCTCGGGCCGGCCTTGCTCGAAGGCCCGGACGACGTCCTCAGCCTTGTCCGTGTATCGACTAAGCTCATACACGAGCTCCGCACGATTCGCCGGCTCCCTGCCTAACGGAGGAGGCCGTGACCCGTTTTGGATTCGGGCGTCAGGCGTAGAAAGTGGGGCGGGCGCCTTGGCTGTGGCCTCAGGCACGATCACTTTGGCTTCGCGAGCGTCCATCCGAACGATGGAGCCGTCTTCTCGCTTGATGGCGACTTTACCGAAGGCCGGTGGCTTCTCCACTGTGCCTTTGACCGTAGTCCCGTCGAGATCGGTGAACGTAACTTCGCGACCTTTTCGCAGCTTCAGATCGTCAGCTGCTTTCGTCGCGGCTTCTTTACCAGTCTGTAGGCCGAGGATTTCGCGAACACGGGCCGCTGACTCAAGGGCTTCGCGCTTCAGCTGTTTCTGACGGAACTCGACGGCTTTGGCATCTTCACCAGCATTGACGGCACCCTTTCGGATGGCGTCCTGACGCTGGCGCAACTGCGCACGCTCGGCGAGGTATGCGGCTTTCTGCTGCGGTGTCACTGAGACTTCCTGCGTCCCCTCTCGGGTACGAATCGTCATTTTCTCAGTTGGGTTCGCAGTTAGGTCAAATGGATGGTTCGTCTCGATGGCTTGCGCCTCTCGATACGCCCGAAAGTTATCATGAACTGCCTCGGGAACATCGGCTTCGCGTACCTCTTTTCCGGCCGCGTCTGTCAAGACCGAGAATCCACCGGTCTCCCGCACCTTGTACCCGGCTTTTTCGATGTTCTCTTTGAAACGAGCTTTCGGAGCTGCTGGGATCGGCGAGACTGTACTGCTGGGTTTGGCGAACTCCTCGGCAGATGGAACTTTCGTCAGAAGGGTTTCGCCTTCCTTGAGAACCCCATGAGACCAGCCACCGTCGACAGCCCTTCCAATCGAGGGGACTGATTTGCCGCCCGGGATTTCCTGATAGCCGTTCATCACTGCATCATAGACCGTGCCGTCTGCACGCTTGATCTTGACCGCGATGTGGCCCTCCGGAATGGCGGGCTGCGTCTTCACTTCTTTGTTCTGTGCTGCCGCCGCAGCCTCGATTGCAGCTTCGTCATCAACACTAGCCCGCATTGGTTCGGGCTTAAGAGACTCAGCCTCGGTAATTTTGTTTGCTGAGGCCGGAGGCTGCTCGACCCCTCGCTCTGAGAGTTTTGGTTCATAAGCTGCGTTGACCGGCTTCGCCTCTATGGCAGCCGGTTTCTCCGTTGTGATCGGATGCTCCGGGTTGAAAACGGGGGATGTGGCAGGCTTCGGTGGTTCCTTGGCCGCGGGAGCCTCGCTCTCGGGCGTGAGCAGCGGTGTTTCCTCCCGAGGAGCTTTCACTGTCTCGGGCGGGGCAAGGTCGACTTCTTCCTTCGGCTTAAAACGTTTCGGCTTGGCGGTAGGGCTATGTGCCACGCCGGCTACGGCACCGACCGCGGCACCGAGACCTGCGTTTTGCTTCAGGCGGTCTGTGTCGATTTCGCCTGATTCGGCAAGTTGGATCGCTGCGTCTCCAGCAGTGTTCACCACGGCACCTTCGCCGGCCCCGGCCACGGCTTGGGCGCCACGAATCGTCAGGTTGCTGGCTCCGGGAAGAACGCGTTTGACGAACTGACCCGTAGGTCCAGAAGCGACCAGCGGGACTGCGTTTAGAGCGGTTCCAAGGGCCGCATTGATTTTGAACCGGCGCTGCTGCTCTTCTTCAGAGAGCCCTTGCTCGTCAGCGCTGAGAGCTGCGTTACCACCCATCTGGAGACCGCCTATGGCAGGGGCGCCGAGAGGACCAGCTCCCATAACGGGAAGGACTTGGCCCGCGATGCTGGCAGTCTCGGAGAGGACTGTTTTGTCAAGCTCTGGGTCTGTCTTGATCGAGGCCGCGACGCGTTGGGCTTTCGCAATGGCATTGTTGCCGGTGATGCGCCGGAGCTCGCGAGCGTCTTGTACTCGTTTTGCCTCCTCCGGGGACAGCACTGCGTTTTCTAAAGCCTTGATCGGCTTGTCCATCAACCGGCGAATGCCTTCCCCGAACCCGGCTGCACCGGATGCCAAACCCCTCTTGAAATTGCGACCAGCGTTTATGGCCTTCGGCTGGACCTCGAATGTCCCACCGAGTATCGAGACGGGCTTGATCTCTTCGGTCTCAACCTGAACAGGCTGGCTCGGATCGAAGTCTTGAGCGGTATCGCTGGCTACTGGCTCGTCTTGGCCAGACTCGGCCTCGATATGGACAGGCTGGGTTGGATCGAATGGCATGACTCAAAAGAGATCACTGCCGACCTATTTGGTCAATCAAGGACCGTTCGGGCTGTCCACTTCGGGCGCCGAGGGCGTATCTGGAGTGGTTTTGGACTGGGTGTCCTTGACCGGCTTGGCCGAGCGCGGGCCTGTTTTGACGTACTGAGTGCCGTTTTGCCAGAAGGTCTTGCCAACCTCCAGCTTGTCGAAAGTCGTAGGCGTGGTCTTCGGGGTAGCCGTCTCACCACCGTTTTTCGAAGCTGAAGGTGACACACCCGCGGCGGGTACAGCGGGCCGCGAAGGCTCGCCGAGGCTGTTTGATGCTGGATCGAGATGAACACCAAGCTTCGCCTGCAACGTCGGATTCTTCCGTAGCTTGTCGAGCGCCTGTGCGTCCGTGATCGAAGAGGGGTTATCGACCGCGTTCTTTTGGAACATCCCCAAGAAGCCACCCGTTTTCTTCGAGGAGCCGTCTGGATTAAAGTACTTGTTCAAAACGGAGGATGTGATGTCAGGCGCCTGCGGCTCGCCACCCGGGGTCACTGCCACCGGCAATGGGTTCCTGATCGGATTGCCCGCGGTATCGACGCCAACCGTATAAGGGACGCGCTGCGTGACACCGGTCTCGGGATCGGTCTCGGGGTAGTAGACGACGTTGGTCTTGGCTGCGTTCGGCCGGTTCCCGCGGATGACCTTCGAGGTCGATCCAAACGGCTGACCGTTCTTCGTGCGTTTGATCGTCTCCGTGATGTTGCCGAGCGGATCTGTCGACGTTTCCGCCGTCTCGTCCGTTGGAACTAGCGATTGGTTCGCAGCAGCGAGATGCGCCTTGGTCAGCGCCAGAGCAACAGGATCGGCTTCGAGCTGGTTCTGTTCGTGCTGGAGACCAGCTTCCGCTGCCTTGAGATGGATCGGATTGAGCGCCTGTGTCTGAGTGAGATTGGCCTGACCCTGCTGAAGCTGGAGCTGACGGAGAGCCGCGGCATCCGCGATTGTCGCCGGCTGGGCGCCTGCATTGGTTTCGGACATGAGGGCTGCCGCCGCACGCTGGCGCTGCTCAAGCTTGAAAGCTTCCTGCTCCCGCTTGGCCTGTTCCTGCTGGAGGCGCATCGCGAAGAGCTGCCGGCCAGCTTCCATCAAGCGCTGCGATGAGTCACCGTAGCCTTGATCCCGTAGAGAGATGTATTGAACAGCCATGATGTTATTTTTTAGACCAGATGTCTTTACCGTTAGCGTCCGTTCCGTTCCAGTAGCTGATTTGACCAGCTGACGAACCAGTCGATCCCGTCTTACCGGTGCCTGAGTTCAAGCCTTTATACATCGAGTAGAGGCCGACTGCGGTGCCGAGGCTGTTGTTGACAGTGTCGGCCGTGGTCGGCGTCTGCACGTACGTTGGCGATTGGACTTGGTTATTGCCGAGAAGCTGTGTCGTGATACCGGCCTGCTGCTGAAGCGGGTTGAGGTACGCCTGATTGACGCCAGCGAGGTAGGAAAGCTTTTGGTTCTGGGCGCCCTGAATGATGCTTGGGGCCGCAGACTGGAGGGCTCGCTCGTTCTGATAGTTGTTGGCGACGATCTGGCTTTCGAGGCTGGCACCTTTGGCCGACGCTGCCGCCGTATCGGCCTGCTGAGCCTGCTGCATCCCGGTGCTGAAACCCATGCCCGCTCGACTGAACGTAGCCCGCGTCCGAGCGTTCTGGTCGGCGTTCGCGGCCATGACCTGCCCATTCGCTTTGCGAGCGTAGTCTGCCACAACGGGGGAGTTGAGGTACTTGCCGCTGAGCACGTCGCTGCCGTAGGCAGAAATGCTTGCCAGCTCGGGAGAATACGCTGCCTGAGCTGACTCCTTCGCATAGACGTCAGCATTGTTGTTCAGCATGTTCTGGAACTTTTCAGAGTTCATCCTCTCGAAGATTGCATCTCGCGATTGGATAGCTCCTTCGTTCCCTCCGTTCGCCTCGCCGTACGCATTGTACACGGTCGATGGCTTATTCGCAGCCTCTTTGGCTGCCTTGGACTGCTGGCTAGAGCTGTAGAGCCCCGTTGCCAAGCTTGCGACGCCTACACCGACTGCGACCCAGCTCATGACGAGCCTCCGAGGTTGAGAGTTTTAGCTTGCATAGGCACAGTTTCGTTTTGGCGCGTGATTGAGCTGCCGTCGAGCATTTTCCGCGCTTGATATTCGAGGAATCTCTGACAGGCAGCCGCGATGAACTCGTCAAGTACGATCTGCTCTTCGGGTGTGATGTCAACCTCTTCTGGGTGGGGGAGAATTAACGTCTCCTCGATCTTTTTCAAATCCCGCTCGTTCGTAGGGTTTGGATGGAACGTGACCCATGTCGTGTCTTCGTGAACCAGCAGGACGCGACGCGTGCCCGGCCTTGTCAGCCCAAGATGGCCCGCCGAGTACGTCTCCCACCCCGTCTGTTTTGTCCAAACCGACACGAGCCCTGAAAGCACCGCGAACGGGTTGTCGATATTGTGGATCTTCGACGTCAGGAGCTGCCCTGCGGGCATCACTATCTGCCGCGTGTAGATCCCATCCGAAAACCCATGCTTCACTTGCCCGAGCTCTTCAACGAGCTGGAGCGGCCCGGCTGCCAACTTCATCCGTTGCTTCAGCCGGGCTTCAAGTTTGTCGATGACAAGGGAGGTTGATTTCTCCCGAGCGTCTGACTCGGGAGTTACAACCTCAACACTTGCAGCTGGTACGATGGATTCGCTCACGTTAGTTTAATAGTTTTCCATTGAATATCCGTCGATTGTGAACTTGGAATGCCCCCGATGGCGATAGCTCTACTTCTGCAAAGCCGTGATTCCATTTGTTAAATCTAGCATATTCAGGATGTAGCTCACATAGACAACCGGTGCTCCAAGTAGTTATAATCCCACTTCGGACTGTAGACTCTGTATGCTCACTGGTCTGGTGGTGGTGGCCCACCAATGCACTCTCCTTCGCACGGAGGAAGAGACCGCGGGCTGCGTTCACTGGCCCCAGCACTGGGGTTGGATACTCGTGACCGTGAAGGATCGTTAGCCGACCAGCGTAAATTGGACGTTTCCCCGTTATATACTCCCAACCTCTTTCTTTCAATAACATGAGCTTCTCAATATCCACTGATCCTTTAGCTAGCTTAAACAACTCGGGAGCTGCCTGCATGACGTACATGGCTAGGCGTTCGTCATGGTTCCCATCCTTCCAAATCTTACGAGCTTTGGGGAATATCTCATCTACCACATCGAGTAACTGGTTAGTCTTATCTACTTCGCCCTTAACGTCTCGCTTTGTAGGATCTTTCGAAAACCGAGAAACTTTATAAAAGTCTATAGTATCCCCGTTTAGCAGCACTATCTTCGGAGCCCGCTTTCTACCAGACTCCAGGGCTGTCTTTAGAGCTACCATATTGTGATACGGAATATGAATATCACTTAGGACTAGAAGTGTTGAATCCTTATCTACCTTTAAATAGAATGGGTCAAAGCTTTGCTCATCGCTTTCAGGGAGCATAGCAAATGGATCATGAGGCTCGCTTGAGCACGTACTTGGAAACGCTATCCCGCGCTTCTTCCTGTGCTTACCCCCACACCGGCCACGGAAATACCGTATGGACGTTCTAGCGTTCTCAACAGAAAGCCATAGCCCAGGATTTTCTGCTACTAGCATTCGGGCGAGTGTGCGGGATTGGAGGTCCGGCCATTTAAGCAACGCGGCTGTCAATGTATCGCGTATTATTTCGTTTCGGTGCACTATCGGCCTTGGAGTACTCATGGTGGCTGTTAGGTATACTGGTGGAAATTGGCTAGAGTCGGAGTAGGCTCTTTACTCGCTGGTGGGCGCTCTTGGCTTTAGTGTCATTTTCCCACCAGTTTTCAATCTTTTCCTCCACCGCTTTGGCATCTCCCACAGCGGTAGTGGCTATCGATTTAAGATGTTCTCCAAGGGCTACTGAATCATGAAGCGTCTGAGAGACTCCGCGGAACTTAATGCTGATCCATCCCACAACGATGATAAGGAGTACTACGACGATGGCTGTCAGCCACAGGAACGCTTTGAATCGGCCCCACAGCGTCTGCTGGCCCTCGGCCCATTCCCGGTTTCTGGAGGTTAGCTTCTCAGTCTCGCTCGTTGCTTTGACGAGCTTTTCCGATTGCTCACGCACCTGAGTCGTAAGCGCGGCAGCTTCGGTCTCGGACGCGATAGCTCGGGCTTTAACTTCGGTGAGCGCCGCTCGATCTGCGGCTGCCTGCTCCGTCAGCTGACGAACCTTGGCCTCAGCCTCTGCATTCTTGGCTATCAGCCCTGCCACCGTTTTCTTCCAGAAGGCTCTCTGCTGCTCGGTGAGCGGTTGCCCCAGCGCCTGTCTGGCGCTTTCGAGTAGCCCGAGCGCTACGACATCGGCCTGTGAAGGTGCCGGATCAGCTTCGTGAGCGATAATCGCGCCTTCAACAAACCCACTAGCATTCTGATCGATTTGGTCTCGGAGGGCTCGCTCTTTGGCTACGTCCTCCTGTGCTTTCTTGGCCGCGGCTTCCGCAGCTTTGGCTGTTTCTTCGGCTGCTTTGGCTTTCGCCTGTGCGTCCGCAGCGGTCTGAGCCGCGGCTTCAGCTACCTTCTTGTTTCGACCCGGCTCAACCAGCTTGTGGAAAGCGTACTGGCCTCCGTTTATGAGCGCCAGAACGACGATGACGACGGCAGCTACTGAGCCCTTCGTTGTAGTTTTCATCTGGATACTCCTTGACCGGTTGGTTACTCTGCAATCACACCGAGGTCGATCAACTCGGCAAGAAGGGTGATTGGCACCGATTTTTCGTTCGAGAACGACTCGGCCTTCAACGGGGGAATCTTCAGCTTCTCCTCGGTTTCGAGCACTGGCTGGAGAGCCGCGAAGAACTCCTCCCGTTTCTCAGGCAACACCTGATTATCGGGGCCAAGACCGGCTTTGCGAGCCAGCCCGATCCGGGTCTTCTCGTAGGCATTCGCCACGTTGGAGACTTTGATCGCGAGCGTGGCGAGCTTCATGCGGTCGACGCCTGACAGATTAAGAGGCGTTTTTTCGTCGACTTGAAACAGCTTAGCGAGAGCTGTGCTGATACTGAGGATTTGGTTTGTTTTCATGGTTGGAGTGCTTATGGATTCATAAAATCAAGTTGTATAAGCAATTTTGATTACGGTGCCACCAACATCCATGTAGAACGTGCCAGCTGAGGCTTCTCCGAATTTAACGGCGGTAGCTGTATGGCCAGATGGTGCTGCGGTCTTTATAGACCCAAAGCCAATAATATCGCCCGGTCCAGTTAACATAAGCGCAGCTAAATCAGTCGAAGAGCCGTTCCGCGTGTAGAATACATGTCCAGTTGTAACCGATGTGGTATCGCCAACCGCGAAGTGCTGTACTGCACGATCTATTACTCCTACCCCGTCAATTCCTATTCCGAGCGATCCGGCACCACCCGCACGCCTTACTTGAAGTTGGTAGGCCGGACTTGTCGTTCCAACACCAACACGGTGGCTTACAGAATCAACATAGAGTGAGCTTGTATCCACCGTAAGACCAGCAAAAGAGGGTGAAGCCAATGTGCTAACATCTTGGTTGAGGCGAGCTATCGTTCCGCCTTCTGTTCGTACATGCAAACAGGCTGCTCCTGCTACACCATTGAAGTCAGCCGAATAAAGCTGAACCGAGTCGGCTGGTGATCCGGCTGGTGCAACACCCGTACAGAGCGATAGCACTGAACGGGCAGTTGAATCGAATGAGTAGTTCCCTATGCCCCGCAAACCAAGCGCGACGTTGCCTGTCCATGCCGCCTCAATGATATTATTATGAACGTCCGAACTATCAGTTAAATGACAAACGAAACGCCCGCTTGGGTAGGTAGCCCCAACATCGATTGAATATATCGTTAGCGATCCAGTGTATCTGAAAGCCCCATTGACCCAAGAATACGCACTAAGCCTCGATATAGAGTCGTTTGCTATTACGTCAGACGGAGACGCTACGGAACCACGAGAGCGCATCCCTCTAAACTCACTCATCTCTGCGGGTACAGCCCCGTACGATCTAATCTGGTTTAGCGCGTTGCCTCCGTCGTATGTCGTAATGATCTGGCCAGTGATTGTTCCGAGTGTCGTGATATTAGTCGACCCAGCCCACGTAGAGAGCGCTGTGTTCTCGACGTTGTTTAGACTAAGAGCTGTCTTGAAACTCGAAGCCGGCAGAGCACTGACCGTGTTGTCGGCGTTGATACGGAGGAAGCTGATTGCCCCGGGGTCGGGGACAGTGAAAATGGCCGCACCCGTCGCTGTCGCCCCAGAGTCGGAGGGGCTGAGGAAGTCTCCCGATGGGAGAACTGACCGCACTCCGGCGATCAGTACGAGTGGTTTCCGGGTAGCCATTGATTAGGCCAGCGTGGCCGGCTCGGAGGGCTTGAAAATCAATTCGGTGGCTGAAGGCGCGTAGCCAAGATTCTGAGCGATATAGCCCCCAGTCGACGGGCAGGTGGCCGTGGCACGGCCTGCGGTCGCCGAGAGGAACTGCGGCCCCGGAGTGAGGCCGGAAAGCCCGGAGATCGTACCTCCGAAAAACACAGTAGCTGCGGCCGGCGCCGTGGTCGCTGACATGACATAGCCGTGAGCCTGCTTTCCAGTATCGCTCGCGACTGCTTTGCGTGCCGTGGTCGTGCCTGCGTTTTGCCACAGGTTGACGATGTCGCCCGCAGCCAAGTTATCACTCGTCGGTACGCTTCGAGTCTGCAACTCAACACCCGCAGGCATCATCGTGCTGTCGAGCTTACCCGCAGCATCGAGCTTCGGAAGCTTACCAGCGTCTCCAGCGCCCGCGGACGTGTTGACCGGCGACCCACCCGGCATCAAGGTTGGGTCGAGCGTACCATTTGCGTCGGTGGCTACGATCTTGCCTGCATCGGAAACACCGGTCGTGGAAACAAGCGCTTGAACAAGCGTCTTGATCCCGTTGATTAAAGTCATGTATGCGTTAGCCATGTCCGTAGTGGGTTGAAAGTTACGATATAAAAACTGGGTCGCTTATCACTACCGCGAGAGTGTCGACATCGCTTGCAACGCCCAAATGCTGAACAAACCCAGCAGTTGGAGGTGTGGCTGTGACACGCCCGGGCACGATGTCTGATAGATAGTAATCGGTCCCAACTGTCAATGCTGTGAAGCCGTTCAGGTAGATTGAAGCCCTGACCTTGACCGCGGCCCCGAGCAGTACCGCCTCCCGAGTGAAGCCTTGAGCCGGCAGACCACCCGACGCCGTGGCTTTCATCGCCAAGCCTGAGCTGATATTCACGAAATCTCCAGAATCGAGATCTTCCCCAGCAAAAACTGTAACGTAGACATCAAGCTGGCGCCCGAGCTCAACTTCATCATTCAGACTGAGTAAGCTCAGCCCAAACGCTGTCATCGGTATCTTCGTCTGGGCGTCCGTGATGCCGTAGCCGGCCAAGGTCGTGGGCTTCCCAGATAGGTCCGCAAAACGGCCCGAGAACCCCATATCGATCTGAAAAGCCGGAGCCGCTTGAGTCTGTGCAGCTTGGCTGCCCGGCGCGGCTGCTGTCGTTTTCACTCCAACTTTGGCCAGTTTATCGTTAAGCACTCGAATCGCGAACGAAACTTCACGTGCCCATGTACGGAGGGCCGCATCGAGCTGCCCGACCTCGGAGCCCGGGTCTTTCGCTTTGATCGAGCGCGGGGCGTCGGAGACTTTGATGGATGTATCAGCCATCTCAATACTCTCCGCCAGTCCGTCCTAAGATTCGCATCTGGGAGATCCGCCACTGAATGTCAGCGGCGACTGACCTGATCCGAAGTCTCACATACTTTCCAGCTTTTTGGATGTTGACCTTGGTTGTGAAATTTCGGTTCCCGGAGACGTCGACAGTCTTTGGGGCGGACCACGAAATATCGTCGTCGTAGTCCTTCTTTGTCCCGACGTAGATTTCGAGGTACTTGGGAGGTGTGAGCGCGGCCTTCACCTGAAGCGAAACAAACACGGTATCGATGTACTTCCACGTCACAGAGTCCCCACCATCGTAGTCGACAGTTTCCCAGATCGACTCATACGCCTCGCCGAGACGGTTGTAGGTGCCTTCTCCGTGAACAAGAAGCCCCGGCCCGTTGAAAACTGACGTCTGGTTTTTCACACCGAGGATGCTGAACGCTTCGTTCACATCGGCCGATATGTCAGCCCATGTTGCTTCAGCCACCCACGACGTAGGTGTTTCCCACGTTCCGCCTGCTCGGTTCCAGATGACTTCCCGCGACCACTCAATGCGGCCCGCGGCTGAAATAGCCTGCAAATCGGTGTCGTAGTCGTCAATCGTGCAGGAATTTTCAAGGTAGTTGTAAATCAGCACACGGAGAGGGCCTTTAGCCGGCTGGTCTTTTCTCGGGTAGATGAACCAGACTTCGGAGTCCTTTTCGTTGTGGTAGCCGATGATCTGGTTCGCCTTGCCTTTATCGAGTTCAGCGAACGCTTGCTTTGTGTGCTGCTGACCGACTGGAACTAACTGGTTGCCACCGGCAAATTCATAGATCTCTCGGTTGCCCCAGAAGTAGATTTTGTCGTTTCCTACCTTGACAAACGAGTATGCCCCGAGAAGCCCTTCGTCTGAAACTTCGGGTCGGATGAAGAAGGTGCCTTGGTCTTGGCCGACGTACTGCATCGACTGGATCGAGCGATGCTTCAGGATGTAGGCGTAGTCACTGATCGTGACCACAGCCAAAATCTCACCGTTCACGTCCGAACCACCGTTTATCGCCTCGCCGGCTCCATTCGCGTCAATCGTGAATACTTCTTTTCCTACCGGGAAGGTGTAGCTCGACGCGCTCTGGCCTGTCAAAGCGATAGGCTTGACTTTGAATCCCCAGCGCTCCTTCAGCTTGGTGAGAAACCCACCCGTCGCCGTGAGCGTAGAGACGTTTTTCACCCGAATGTAGAACTGAGGAACGACATACTCGCCGGGCTGGTGATCCAGACTGTTCGACAGCGAGATACCTGTGCGCCTTAGCGATAGGATGTTGTTCTTGTAGTCGACAGCTTCAACATAGTAAATATCTTGCCCCGGGAAAAGCGTAGGGCCTACAGAGACGTACGTCCCCGCTGTGATCGAGGGCATCGAAGCCACTGTCACGTCAACGGTATTTCCTGACGCCGGAACGGAGAAAACTTCAGAGAGCACGAGCGAAGATGACCCGGCGTCTTTCGCGTTTTCCTGCACTTCGAGCGTGGCATCGCTGCCGTCGAAGAACAGCTTCGCACCCTTCGTATATGGGACGAACGAGCTGAGGAAAAGAGTGGCCGAAGCCCCGGGCAGAATCGTCTGTGTGAAGCCCGAGACACTGCCGATCATCTCGGTCGAGGGTAGGACTGAGTCCACCTCGAAGAAATCGTAGAAGGGTGGCGAGTCGATCCGCAGAAACTGGCCGGCGACGAGCCCCAGTGGCGACCTGTTGACGTACATGTACCCTCCACTGACCTCTCCGTTTTCGCCTCTGACAAAGGGAGATGCGAGCTTGAAGACAAAGGACGTCGCCGTAGATCCGACTGGAATCCATTCGGTGAAATCGTTCGGAGACGACCACTTCAAGCGGTTCCCCTTCCACAGGATGACGTAGTTCTGAAAGACGTTCACACCGCGGTAGTACTCGTCGGGTGGGAGTCCCGGGACGATCTTGGCATCTCCGGCGCCTGTCCAGTAAAGCAGTGGCGCGTCGGGATGAGCAAACAGGACCTTATCGATAAAGTTGACCGCGACGATGCGGCGCCCGGGTGTAGCGATCTCGGCGCCGTAGTCGTAAATCTGGAGAAGGTCTGCGTAAAGGTCCATTGTTCAAGGATGTTTCAGCGAGCTCAGTGAGATGTGGACAATGCCACTGTTCCAGAGCCACGTTATGGCGCCTCCGATCACAGGCATGACCACACAGGCCGCAGCAACCCATCTCTTGAAGACTGCCTTTGTGATTATATCTTCCCTTGCCACCAACACTTTATCGGTCGCGTCAAGCCTCGCCACAACCCTTTCGAGGATTTTGGCGGTTTCAGCCTGTTGGCGCTGGAGCTCCGCGATGTCTTGCACGAGCCCAGTTGAATGAAGCTCGGGGTCGCCTACAAGCCGAAGTTCTATACGCTCAATAGATTTCCCCATCTTCTGGATGAAAGCAGAGTTACTATCGAACGGGCTGTTAGAATCTTCGCTCATGGCTTGGTCCTCGCACCATACATTTTCAAAGCTTCGGGTCAATACAAGACGGAGGGTTTATGGCGTTCTCGTCGAGGGGGCATGCTTTGTTAGCATCCACGACCCCAGCCTGTGGGGCCAGTGGAGAGAATACGTCTTAGGCGTGACACGGCAGCCTTGAAAGTACTCTACTGGGCAAATAGTGATATTACTGCGGTGTTTTTCGACAAAGTAGCGATTCACTCCGTAGCTTCCTGAGCATCGCGGGATACTTGCTAGTGTGCTAACCAAGACCGGGTTGTCAGGAGGAGAATAGAATAGATTCGTATCGACAGTTGGTAGCCCGGCTCGAATAGTCTGAGTAGCCCCTATAACCAGTTTGTCAGAGTCCTGAATCACCTCGACCATACGCTTAATAGGCTCAGTGTCGACGTCTGCATAAATTCCTCCGAACAGATTAACGATCAGAAGCCTCATGCGGTTAGTCACATTGGCTTCGTCGTAGTCAGAAGATGCCCAAGCCTCCAATACAGCTTCGTCTTTAAGACCTGCAACACTATCGTTTCCCCACAGCTTCACTTCAAACTCCGGGTAAAGGTCACGCCACTTCTGAATGAACCCACAGTATTTCTCCGGTAAGGGCTTACCAGCCCGGTTTATCCAGATAAAATGTATGTTCTTGCATAGCATAGTGCTTAGACTTCAAAAGCTATTGTTGCTACATATGGAGAATCCGTTCCATCATAGGTAATGGTGATCTGCTTAGGGTCTGAGTTAGCCACGATAAGCGTTAGACCTATGAACCTGTTCAGGTACGGCTCCGAGCACATAACGAAGGGCAGCATACTAGGGTCCAATCCGCTACTCGTGCTCCAAGACAGACCGCTACTCAACTCAATGGCTGTAACAGTCAGCGGAGTATCTGGGAGAACAGCTGCTAAGGTGAAAAAGATTTCGCCTCCGTCTCCGGGGTACGTAAACGTCACATCAAACGGATTGCTACTATCAATAAAATTAGAGCCTCCAGTCCCAAGAGTATTCAGTCCTACAATAGGTGGCACGTAGCCGAGTGGTAAACGGAGGATCGACCAGATCTTGTCGGTCGTGCCGACGATTGCGGGCTCGACTGGCGTGCCTCCTGAGCCCTGCACACGCCCTTGGAAGAGAAACGTAGGCTGGGTGCTGAGCGGCGGGTTCATAACCGCCTTGCCGTACCCCGGCGCATTCCGAGCGACACCGAGGTCAAAGCGAACGTTGCTGGCGACCGCAGCCGCACGCACATCCGGCTGGTTCTGCGGGATTCTGGTAACGAGCCCGAGGGTCGGAGCTGTTATCTTGGCCTCAAACGTTGCTGGTCCGCGTCTCATTAGGTCTTAATGATGAAGTTGATAGCGAGGCTGGGCTGGATGTTGTTGTGCGGAGAGCCACTGCCTGCATCTAGCGTTACGAGCGAAGTTTCTTGGCGGATAGCCGAGTTGGACCCTGCTTGGGCTCCAGCAGCTCCCGCTGTGCTGTTACTCGCTGCCGTGAACCCATGGTTATGGGTTGGGCCTTCTGGACCTGTAAGCGAATGTGTTTCGGCTCCCTTCTTCTGTGCAAGAGTCCAAATGGTTGCATCGCTCGCGTCGCCCGTCCCCGATCCAACTGGAGTGCGGCCCTTGAAATCTGGGATGCCAAACGTGTTCACTCCGTCACCACCAAATGTTACGCCGAGTACCGCAGCCAGCGCCGGGTAGTCAGCGATGAGCTGCGTACCCCCTTGGCAAAGTAGATAGCCAACCGGAGCAACTGACGTGAACCACAAGAAACCAGCGCCCGTCTGAACCCCGGACCCAGCTGCCCACACTGGAGCCGAGCTCGGACCCGTCGAAGTGTAGACCGTGCCCGCGGCACCGTATGGTGTCGTGACACCGTTCGGGATGGCTGACGCAAGGAGCTCGCCCGTCTCAGGGTCGAAGCTCACCTCAACGAAATCTTTGAGGCGTTGCTTGATGTCTCGAATCCAAGACGCACCTTGGCTGACAAGCGAGCTGTCAGCCGGATCGAGAGCCGAAAAGTCTGTGCCGAGTAGTGCCATATTAGTTTCCTCCCATACGGAAGTTTCTGCCTGCGACTTCGCGATTCGCGTCGTCTATCGAGGCTCTTTGAAATTCGTCGGTGTAGCGCTGATTAGCCACTTGAGCCTTGGCTACATCGTCGTCCTCACCTGACAGGGCAAACACCAGCTCTTTGGTCTTTTCGAGCACCATCTGCGGGTACTCTTCGAGGAAGTAGTTTGTGTCTGTCGCATTGGTTAGCTTGGCGAGGAATGCGTAGGCGTCGAGGTGAAACGTGACATCGTAGGTTGCCGCGACCGCAAAGCCATCGTTGAACCCGGCCATCATGATCTTCCATGACCCGCCATCTTGGAAAACCGTTGCACGCCGGTCGGTCGTTGTCTGGCCGATCATCTGAAGGCGTTCGAGTTCTTGCTTCGAGACCAATACCCACGGCACATACCCGACTGCCGACAATGGGTTGCTGCCCTTCAGCGGATTCTTGCCTCGCTGGGGCTCTTTGAAATTTGAAGGAAGCGCGATTGAAACCTGCCCTGCCGGGATCGTAGTGGTTATCACCGCCTTCATGCAGCTCCACGACCGCTGGCGCTGGATCTGCTTCAGCCCATCGTTCATGAGCGTAGGAATCGCACCAAGGAGCTCATCCTTCTTGGTAGCGTGGTGTACGAGTGACTGCATGTCAGCGAGCGTCATGACGGTTGTTCTCCATCTGGATCAGCTTTTGGCTTTGTCGATTTGATAAAGGCCGACCGGATGCTCACACCCGTCAGATCCATCAAGTCCTTCACGAACTGAGCCTCGTGGGCTTGGAATACTGGATCGTTAATCGACTCGAAGATGAGGGACCGGGCTTTGGACATCACAAGGTTCTCGTAGTCGCGAAGGAGTGGAGTCGTCTCTGTCGTGTCTTCAACCGCAGCAGGGTACGCGAAGTAGTAGATTGTGAATACGTTAGTGGCCGTTGCTTTCGCTGGTAAAGTGATCTGGTAGCCGCCGTCGTCCTGTGAAAAAATGAGATGCAGCGCTGGCCTGAACACTGGAGACAGCCGCTCAATCTCCTCTCGGGTATAGACCGGAACTTGAACCGGTGCCGCCGAACCAATCACTACCGACGCGGGGAAACGGAGATTTTGCCACGCCTTGAAATCATCTGGCAGTGCCACCGAGCTCGCGTTCGTGGCTATCGTTACAGAGCCAGTGGTTTTCATCTGCGGGAAGTTCCACCGCAGGGCCACTTCACGAACCGCTCGGTTCAGAACCGCAGGATACGTCGAGACGAGATCGTCGCGGTCGACGGTCACAGTCAAACTGGCGATGGCTTCGTCAAACGTCATGATGTAGGCATAAAAAAGTGGCGGTCCCTGTCAAACAAGAACCGCCACCAAGTATTATCGGGATCGTCGATTAGCGACCGCGGACGATGTCCGGGGCCTTCTTCGGCGAGTTCTCCGTATTGATCTGATCCTCGTTTTTCAGAGGAGGCATACCACCGAGAACTTTTTGCTGCTCATCCGGCGTACGAGCCGGGGAGGGCGAGCCTTTTTCGGGCTTCGAAGGAGTCGTGCTCATGAGAGTACCTTTGTTAAGGTTGCGATTTCGGGTTACTGAACGATGTTGTACTGAGAGGCCACCGCCATGATTTTGGCAGCGAGCTCGGGATCTCTGGTCTCGAAAAGCGAGCGGGCGAACTGGAACTTGGTCCCATCCAAAAACGTGATTTTCTCATGCGTATGGATGTTCTTCACGAACCTGAACGTCTTCTCGGGTGTCGGCTTTGGTGCAGCTGTCACATCCGCCGCCGTGGCGGGATTTCCCTCGCTCGAAACGGAGGGCTCCGGGTTAACTGGGGCTGGAGGGGTCTCGAAGCCGGCCTCGGGAGCTTTGGGCTCACTCGAAGCCGGATCAGCGATTTTCACCTCAGCCTCAGCCGCAGTGGCCGCGCCGTCCTTACTCATGAGAGACCCGCCTGCGAAAGGCGACTTGGGAGCCGTCTCCTCGACGGGCTTCTCACTTGAGAGGATCTGTGCAGCAGTTCTGACGACTTTAGGCATGGCTGTTGGTTCTTTTCAGGAGACCACCACCGGTTAGGCGGTGATCTTTTCGAGATCGTAGGCGAAGCCGAAGGCGTTCGCGAACTTGAGCTTGAGGCCGAGTTTCGCCCGGAACTGCTCCTGATAGGCATCCTGACCGCGGGTCTGGATGTTCTTTTCGAGGAACAGGGTCTCCATCGTCTTCTGGACGACGTTGGGGAGATCGATGACGACCATCGCGCCTTGGTAGGCGGTCATCTCCTGAAGGAGCGGATGGAAGGTGAGTTCCAGCACACCATAGGGGGTGACAATGGTCGTGATGTTCATGCCGAACACCGTCTCGTTGTTCATGATGCGGAAACCGGAAGCCGCCGTGTTGGCGTAGTCCGAGATCGCAGCGAAGGCTTTCGGGCCGCAGAGCGCGAGCTTCTGGTTGGAGCCGTAGACCATGAAGGAACGCAGCCATTCCTTGAACACGGAGAGCGCGACACCCGTACCGGCGAGGCCGTTGAGGATGTTGGTCGAGGCGAGACCGGCGCGAGTGATCGCGTCGCGGATGCCACCGGTCATGTAGACATAACCGTTGGTGCCCGCAATGCGGGACCGGCGTCCAAGGATGAACGCTTTCTCGATGTCACCGGAGATGCGCTCCAGCGCGTACAGGCGGCGCTCACGCAGAGGCCCTTCCTGATCGGAACGCAGCACAGTGCCTTTGAACGCGTTGGTCAGGAAGACCGAAGCGTTGAAGGTCTGCACGTAGTTCTTGAGCTCTTCGGGGTTCTCGTACACCGAACGGGTCGGGAGAGCACCTTCCTCGGCCGTGATCGCGATACGGGTCCAGAGGTCGTTGTCGTTGATCGCAGCCGCGGTCGTGCCCGCGTGACCACGCTCGACAGTGACGCTCGCGGTGGTCGGGTCCGCAGTGACGCGGACGTACTCACCGGTACGTTTGTTTTCGAGGATGGTGTTCAGGGAGAGGCCCTGCCAGACTGCACCAGCGGCGCCATCGTCGAACGTCAGCGTAGTGGCGCCGACCAACGCGGAGGCGTCGGAGTAGAAGTCGTTACGAACCGGGTCTCGCTCGAACCAGTTAAACTCAGTCGATTCTGCATTCTCTTTTCGCAGCATCGTCATGAGGGCGAAGAGGATAGCACCGTTACCGATGCCCTTGGCATGTCGCACAGTGACGTGCTGTTGCCACTCTCCCGTCAGGTCATCGGTATCAGCATTCTGTACCGAAAGGAGTCCATGAATTAGGGACATATTGTTTGTGGGTTAAGATTTTTCTTTCGGCACCGTGCCGTCAGTAATTTTCCATTAGGACCAACTGGCTTTCCAATTCAACAACTATGTTGATTTATGGGGCCTCAATATCACCTGTTTTCGACGTACTCTGCGGCTTGACGGAGGATTAGAGGCTGGTCTTTGGAGTGCCCGATCATCGTGTTGCAGTTGACGCACAAAAGTCCGCGGACGCGCCCTGACTCGTGGCAGTGGTCGACGTGGAGCCTCCCACCTACACGCTCCTCGTGCATACGCCCGCAGATAGCACACCCACCGCCCTGTGCAGCGAGTCTTGCGTAGAAGTCCTCAACCGTCATGCCAAACTTCGCCTTCAGCTGCTTTCTCCAGTGAAGATACACAGTTCTTTCGGGATTCTTTGATTCCCATTCTTTTCCTCGCTTTCGGTGGCATACCTTACAAATCCTGTGGCCAGTATAAAACTGGTCTGTGGCTTTTGACGTCTTACAAGCCCGGCACACCCGCTTGGTCTCAGGCTGGCTTAGACCATTTGGATAGGGAACTCGGAAGCCAGCCACTTCGAGACTGGCTCCGAGCTCATCAAGCTTTTCGTATGCCGTCTTCACCAGAGGGTATTGATGATCGCCGCATCCGAGCCTTTTCCACTGCCCTTGCTCGCGCCGGGCGCTGAAGGGGTGTTGGACCCGGGAGGTTTGACAAGCGGCTTGACCGCGGGCTTCGGAGCGGCGGCGGGAGCCGCAGGCGCGACAGGCTGAGCAGCTGGGGCAGGTGCCGCAGCAGCGGGCGCGGCCGGCGTAACGGAGGGCGCGGCCGCCGGGTCTCCCTCGGGTTTCTTTCCGAACTCGGGGTTGAATTTGGAGATGAACTTCTTGGTCTCATCGGCGACGAGATCCATGAAATCCTCCGGCGACATCTGGCTGACGCGGTCGGCCTGCTGCTCGGCGAGGACGCCAGTGACGAGCATTACCGTGTCCATCTTGTCCGCGAGGTCTGGGTATTTGCCTTTGAACTGGGCCTCCATGCGTTCGTTCTCGACCTGCATGTTGCGCTCGACCAGCGGTTCGACGGTTGCCTTCATGCGCTCGAAGATTGGCATGATCTCGTTGTAGATCGACTTGCGAGCGAGCAAGGTGGCTTCAGCGCCGACGCGATGGAGCGTCTTCGTGAGAGCCGCGGCGCCTTCCTTACCACCGGCCATGATGGCATCGAGCGTGTCTTCGTCGACGACCGCGTTGGTGAAGTGGCCTGAGACTGCCTCGACGTAGCCCTGATCTTTTTTGCGGATCTCGGCTTCAGCGGCGGCTTTCTCTTCAGGAGTCTGAGCGGGCTTGGCGGGAGCGGCTGGTTGGGCTGGGGCTGCCGGAGCAGCCGGCTTCTTCCCGTCGATGATAGCTTTGAGCTCATCCTCCGTGTACTCCTTGTCCCCGACTTTCACCTTCGGCTTCTGGGCTGCCGGTGCAGCTGGAGCGGCCGGAGCCGCAGGCTTGGCGGGAGCGGCTGGTTGGGCTGGTTTTTCTCCGGGCTTCGGCGCCGCGGCCGGGGCCTTCGCTTTGTCTTTCGACTTTCCGGTTTTCTTGGAGGTATCCGCTGGTTTGTCAGCAGGTGTTGGTGTAGCCGGAGTTGCCGGTTTGGCCGCAGGTTTACCTTCTTCAGGTGCAGCGCCTTCAGGAGTGGTGCCCGGATCTGCGGCAGGCACCTCGGGACTCTCTGGCTGCTCGGGCGTTTCAGGCGCTTCGGGCGTCTCGTCGACGTCATCGTTCGTGGCAGCCGAAGCTGACGATGTGACCCCTCTGGCCGGATCTTTTGCAAGATCTCCGAGGGAGCTTTTCAACGACCAATCAGAAGGAAGCCCAAAGGCTTCAGATACTGATACGGTCGGGCTTGCTGGAGCCGGCGCTGCGGCCGGGGTTGCTGGCGTATTTGGCTTTGACATAAGAGTTTAGGTTACTTACCTTTGCGGTTTAATATCCCCACCGCGACCCGCAAACCTTCGATAAGCCCTTGGTGCTTCTTGTACTCTTCAAAGGAAAAATCGGATGATCCGAGCCTTGCGGTCTCTTCAGCGATCCGTTTTTCAAGCTCGTACTCGATCAGAGTCCGAAACGGAGACTTTGGCATGTGGTGCCAGAGATCCGCGGCTTCCGATTCAGAAATACTGGTGGCTTCGGTCAGGGTCTTGGTGAGTTGCACACCCACACTGCTGACGCTCTGACCGGCCTCTCGCAAGGCTGAAACTGATTGTTGGCCCCGGGGCCTTCAATCAAGCGTTTGCGGGCCTGACCTGTGGCGGCTCAGCACTCGGCATGGGCGCCGGCCTGATCTCAGGGCTCATCGGCGCTGGCCCCGGAGTGTTTCCCGGCCCCGGAGGCGGGCCACCGGCTTGTGCCATCTGTTGGGCTTGGGCCTGAGCGACAGCCTGTTGAACTCGAACGATTTGATCGGGAGTCCAGCGGTACTGTTCAACCTTCATTCCACCTGCCCTGAGAATATCGAGGATGATCTTTCGAGGATCGAGGCTGCCTTCCATCGGCTGGAAGACACCCGGGAACTTGGCGGCGACATCAAGCGCCCGCGAGAGGGCAGCTACCTTCTTACCATCCGGCCCCGGCAGTGTGCCGTCGTGCGGGATATAGTCGAAGGAGCCTTGGATCGTGTCCTGAGAAATCGTGATTTCGTTCGGCTGGCCGTCCGTCATATCGAGCAGGTCTTCACCTTCGATGCGGCGGATCAAGTCCATGTCGAGGAATTGCTGAAAATTCGAAACGATGCGCTTCGTTTGCGGGACGATGCCTTGAACGGAGAGGAGGCGAGCGATGGCTGACAGGCGCCCGGTTGCCATCTGCATAGTGCTCTGGAACTCGGTGGCCGTGCCATTTCCAGATGCCTGACCCTGAAGGCCCTGCGTAGCTCCTGAAGTTGACTCGGCAAAATTGATAAAGCCCTTCATCTCCCCAAGGAAATTGGCGGTCGAGTCCACGACTGGAACCTGCCGAACCACTTGGTTCAGATCCATACCGCGGGCCTCGGGCAGCACCGTGATGAACTTGCCTTCCTTGTCAGGGTCCTCGAAGTCCTGAATATCGATCATGTCGGCGCGGGCGATGAACACGTTGCCAATGGTGCGACTGACCGCCTCTTGATGCCGGTTCTTCAGGTAGTCGACATAATCCTGAATGTTCTTCAGGAGCATGACCCACGACGGGCTGTATTGATAAAATGGAGACGGGCGCGGCTCACCGACCGAGTAGGGAAACATGTCGTGCTCGTACGTCGACTCGCTGACTGAAAGAACTTCCATGTCATTGCCGACCACGATCTGGAATACCTCAACGTCGGTTCGCTCATCGATCTCGTAGTCCTCAGGGACCAGCTTCACCCACAATTCTGTGAGCTCAACCATGCCCGGGTCTTTCGAGTCGGCGCGTGCATCGGCTGTACCACCGAGCTTGCCGCGTTCGTACGCCGTGCGCGAGGCCAGCTCACCTTCGGCTGTGCTGCCAGACGTGCCGGTTCCCGCGGTCGGGTACATGAAGCCCTTGCTGGGTTTCTTCTTCAGGTTCTCGACCGACTTCGGGGACACGTACATCGGGTCCTCGGGGTCGAGTGTCGAGCGGCGCTGGAGCTCAGCCCAAGGAACTTGGAGGCGATGACCAGCGAAGCGGCCCTGCTGCATTTTATACAGCGGAACCATCGGATCGATGAAGAAATCGTAAGGCGAAACTATCAAACACCGGCAATACCCACCGACCCGATTCTTGACCTTCTTCACCTTCTTCTCGGTCTTGGGTTGCTGGGTTTCGGGATCGATCTCCGGTTGGCCGGCTTCGTCGAGCACCGGCTCTTCGACTTCCTGCCACTTGCTCTTGAAAATGGACTCGTAGCGGTCGTACATGACGCCGCGGTTATAGGTCAGCGCGTTCTCGATCCACATCCAGCCAAGCTGGTAGATCCCCTCGGGTTGGGTACTCGCGTTCCAACGGAGGAGTTCGTTCATGGCTCGCACCGTGTTCTCGTCGCCCGAGCTGCCGGCGTCTACGCGCCAAGGCGACTCGGAGCCGAACAACGCCGACGTCAGGAACGTCGTCATCGTGTGGATATGCGTGGCCGTGATCGGGAGGATGAAGCGGCGCGGATGCCCCTTCGCCAGCTTGATGTAGTCGTTCTTCGCCAGAGACGAATAGCACATGAGGATGTCATGTGCCGCATCGAGATCCGGCGTGTAGTAATCGAGCGTCGACTTGGCGTGCTGGATGTAGTCCTTGCACACCTTCAGGAGATTCTTCTTAAAATCTTCGTCGGCGTCGAGACGAGCTGTAAGAGTGGCTGGCATTGAAAGATTTACTCAGGGAGCTTTGCGTCCTTGGGCGAGACACGCTCTGAAGCGACTTCTTCCTCGTCTTCAGACTCGGGCTCATTGGCATCTTCCGCGTCGGACTCCTCTTCGTCATCGTCGCCCGCGGCCTGCTCGCCGGCTTCCTCCTCAGGAGTCTCTTCGTTTTCGTGCTCGGGCGTACCATCGGGGATGGGGTCGGCGGCGAGAAGTTGGACGGTGACGCGCATGGGCTTCTTGTTTTTGCCCGGCTCGTCCACGGTGCTGTCGTAGCTCTCGCCATCGGCGACTGCCTTCACGACGAGCTTCACCTTGGCGATGTAGACTTTACCGACTTTCGCATCCTCCATGTCGAGGGCTGCCACTTGAGGGCCACACACCTCGAACGTCGGAGCTGTCTTGCGCTTTTTCTTCGAACCCTTCGGGTCGACAGGCGCAGTCATCGGGGAGCTCTCCCCGTATTTTTCTTTGTCGGAAATTGCAAGAGAGTTCATAGGCGTAAGTTGACAGATGGAAAACTTCGGAGCAGAGGCTTTCCGTGTCAACAAGTTTCGCCCGGTCAGGTGTAGCGTTTCGGCCTGTTGAGCTTCTTACACCGGTTCGCGAGCGGCCCTGTCTTGGGCTTCAGCGCCTCGTCCATCATCTTCTGGGCCAGCTGCAAACAGTTGATCTTCGGGTAGCGGCCGGCGTCTACGATGTGGTCGGCACCGTTTGCCTTCGGACCTTTGATCGGCTCACCAGTTGAGAAGCCGGGCTCGCCTGCGAATGGGTAGCGGTACTCGCCGAGCATGGCTGTGTAGAGCCGCGGGCAGTTCTTCTTATCGATCTTGTAGGTGTAGCGGCCCTGCGGATCTTTGGTCTTCAGGAGTCGATTCACGATAGCAATCGTTGTATCCAAACTCCGGACACGCGTCTGCCACATTGGGAAGATTGAATTGTTATTGAGCACCTGCACCGAAGAGCCCTTGTCCGTCTTGGCCGCGCCGGCTGGGTCGCAATAGTCGAGGACACCTGCACAGATGTCTCGATCATTCCAGAATGGGAACTCTCGCTCCGTGATCTCCAGCACCGCGGCACATTGGCGATCCACGTCGCTCATTTCTTGGTAGTACTCGTGCAGATCCCACCAGTACTCGACCGGCACAATCCGGCCTCCGATGTCAAAGTCCACCTTGAAGTAGGCCGAGAACACGTTCGCGTGGGTGCTACCGAAGTCCCAGCCGCGCACAAGGTACGCGCCGGTCGGCCACATGATGTCGTCGCGAGCGTGCTTGTCTTCCTTGAACTCGTGGAAAACGGGGGAGCCCTCGAAGAGGTCCGCGTACTCGCCGAGGATGTACCGCCTGCGGTGCGCGGGCTTGTTCACATACTGGCGCTCCATGTCCTCGACGTAGCCCGGCCGCATGTTGTGGGCATTTTCGTACGTCGAAATGTGCCAGAATCGATACTCTGGATCTGGATTGGTGATCGTCTTCTCCTTCTCCATCAACGCGATCCAGTGGCGCGGTGAAGGCGGATTGGTGTCGAGGATCAGCGTGTAGTGCTCGAAATACTCGCCGTAGGCGTTCTTCCAGCGCAAACAACCAATCGCCAGATCCATATCCGACTCGTTGAGCAAGTCGGCCTCGATCCCGATGAACATCGAGCACTCGAAGCCGCGGAGTTGTCCCTGTGCTTTTTGTTCGTCTTTCAGGCCGCGGAACATGATGTACGAGCAGAGGCGGTCGCCCTCGTTCTCGATCCACGCCCGGATCTGCATTCGCGTCCGCGGCGCCTTCCTGACGAACTCGTTGTACTTGTCGACGGCGTCTCGCGACGGGATGCGGGCCGTCAGACCATCGTTCCACTTGCGAAATAGCGACGTCTCCGGGTCCTCGCCGACTGCGAAGCCCATCTTCGTGTACGCCTCGTCGAAGGTCTTGACCGACGTGTCATCGTTCGCGACTTGGGTCTGTCGAACGCAGAGAACCTTGGCGCCAGCGTTGTTGACGCAGTGCTCAATAGCTTCGACAGCGACGCCAGTTGTTTTGCCAGATCCGCGGCCTCCGATCAAGACACGGACTTTGGCCGGTGATCGATGGAACTCTTGGATGCTTGGCCCGGGTTTGTACCACTCTTCCGGCGTACCAACGAGATGTGAGGTCTTCAGCGGTGATGGCGATGAGCTTTTCATAGGCGGCGTGGTGGAGGATCGTCTCGGACGAAGAGGGAACAATGGAGACCGCAGTTGTTACACATGAGGCGTTTGGTGTCCACACTCGGTTCGACAACCACGAAATCGTGGCGAGTCTGACAAGCAACGCACTCGTAAGAGCCCACAGTAAAGCCTTCATTTTGGTAATAGTACGAGGCAGCGTCTCGGGACACCCAATATCTGCCGAAGTACTTCATAAGCTGGGGTGGCCATCCGTCAATGCCGTTTGAACTCACCGGTATTTCGGGAACAGCCCATGCACTTGCGAACCTTCTGAGTATCGCCCGGACGCGAAGTGACATCTTCCTCAATAAGTCCACAGTGATGACAAACTATTTTCCCGACAACGAACCCCTCTGCTTCCATGTAACGCATCTGACTCTCGACCGGGAGCTGGTCGAACTTCAGGCTGCGGCGTCTCTTCTTCCCGCTCACCGGAGTCCTCCCTGCATGTCGATGAGACGCACCAGCGCCTCGCGCCGGGTGTACTTCTTCTTGCGCTTCGCGGCCTCCGACATTTTGGCCCGGATGCGGTCGAGTTTTTCGAGAGTTGGAGCTGGGAGATCAATCGATTTTTTCATGAGTTGAAGCTTTGATGTGGAATTTTCCGCAGGCACAAGCGCCTCGATCCGTATCGCACGCCTTGCCGGTTTCTACTGTTTCGACAAACGGAAGAGGCGCGAAGAGCGGCGCGATCACGTACGCATCGGTCGTCCAGAGAATGCCACAGTTCCAAGGATGCGGATCGTACACGAGCTGGCCGCGCACCGTGACCACAGCATGGTGGGCACCCTTCTTTTTGGACCTCACTGTAGGCCCGCACTCGATCACTGGATGCTGAGGGACCGCGTCGACTCCCCATGATGGAAACCAGAAGCCCGAGTTGTGGCCTCCGTTGTTCGATTGGATGATGACGTAGCCGCGTTGATTCAGCCACCTCTGGGTATCGGCGATGATCGAGCGCCCGTCTCGAAGGAAGTGCGGGACCTTCTCGGCCGGCACTTGAAGCACTGCCGCGATGCAGCAACGCCAACAATCTCCTATCTGCAAATCTTCAGACAGGAGCGTTTGCTTGGGCCAGTCCCATTTAAGTTCAGGATTCATCTTTTACCTCGTCTTTGGTGTGTTCGTTGAGTGCTTCGAAATTAACACCGTGGCCCTTGCCCGACTTGGCCGGCACCGCCTCGCGAGCCGCCGTCCGCGCCCCGATGACCGAGAGTTCGAGGATAGCCGGCGCGTTCTGCTCGTCGCCGGGTTCGGGCGAGACCTCCGAATCGTTCTGCTCGACTTGCCTGATTTCCTTGCCCGCCGACACCGCCGAGGGCAGCTGGATGATGATCGGCCGCATGTTCGAGCCACCGCCACCCTTGCCCTTGTCACCGCCGCCACCGGCCAGAAATTCGTCGCCGAGGCTCAGCATGGAAATCTCGGCCGTGATCTTGAGGGCCTTCGCGAGCGTGGCAATATCGTCTGGGCGTAGGAACTGGTTCTCGGCCCGGTACGTTTGGATCACCTGCACGATGTCTTCACGGAGGAGTTCTGCCGCGCTGTGGTTCTTCTCGCGGTTGTCGATCACGCGGGCCATGCGCTTCTCAGCGTCGGCAAGCGCCAGCTGCACGTTCTCAGGCTTCGGTGGCGCGGCCACGATGGCGCCTGCGTGCTTCTTCACCAGAGTCTCCCAGTCCTCGTTGTGGGCTCGCTCGACGAGGCGGGAGTAGGTAATGTCGAAATCGACCGCGATCTGTTTCAGCGGGACGCCCTTCGAAAACATCAAAAAGGCCGCGGCGTAGTTCACGCCCGAGTCGGACCTTGCTTTCAAGGGAACTTTTTGACGCGCTGGCAATTCTGGGATGGCTCGCTTCGCCAGCGCCTCGGCCTTATCCACGAAATCCGAAGGTAGCTTCGGGGCCTCCGGTGGCGGGACCTTAGGCGGCTCCGGGATCGGGGCACTCGAATCGACGACGTCGGTATCACCGACTACATCTTTGGAAACCGTTGGTGCCTCGATTTTTCCGAAAATTTTTTCGAGATCTGCCGAGGTGGCTTCTGGTGCTTCGACTGGTGGTGGTGTGTCCATCGGTTGGCAAGATGATCCGGATTTCACAAAAAATCACGCCAAAAATTTTTCGGCCTGCCGGTGTGACGATGTCGGAATTCCGACATCGGCCATTTTGCCCGCTGGTGGACCGGCGTGGGTGCTGGGTCCCTCACGGTATGCGGATGGGACCCAACGTTAAAATCCGGAACGGGGTTCCGATGGTGCGACGGTTCCGGAGTAACAGCGTGACGGTGTACCGTCACTGGGCGCCCGGTGGCGCCGGTCAGCTGCCCTTCGGGCCGTAGACGCGACGTGTCCACGTGTGCGAAGGCTGCGACCGCTCGGCAAGGCGCCTCTGTCCCGCTGGAAACTATTGCTCACCCGTCAAATACGTTCCGCGTGGAACAATCTTGACGGCTGTCAACTTCGTGACGTTGGGACAACGGCAAACCGGCTGCTCCGCAGACGCAAACCGGCCCGAGCCACCACAGCCCGGGCCGGTGCACCACCAAACCACCAAGCAAGGCAGCCTTCCGGCCGCGCAAGGCAGCCTTTCGGCCGCGCAAACCGTCAAAGAACCCATAGGACCGGCACCCGCGGGCCGTCAAGTCCATTCGTTACACTGGACCACAGCACAACCAGACCCTCCCGCCACCAGACCCTCCCCGGCTTCGTTCCTCACTTTCGTTGAAACTTCGCAGTTTTCAGGTGAGCGAAGAGACTGGCGGGGTTTGGGCGACCCTAGGAACTACGTCAAAATACCGCGCAGACCATACTCCGGGGCCGTATCGCTCGCTTGCGTAGCGATACGCCACTTTTTCACGACAGCGCAAGCACAAAACGAAGAGCTTGAACTGGTTTAAGCTCATTAAACCGAAGAAACGGAGGCCTCCACAAAAGGGTGGGTAGACCTGCCATAAAAATTATAGGACTATCTAGACTTATTAGAATACTATACCTCTGAGTAATTATATAATTTATATGATGCCAGTTCCTCCTGTTTGTAGAAAGCTAAGACTACTCTGAAAACCAATAGTAAAACACCTCAATCCTCAAAAATTTCAATAGGATCGATGGTTTACGTAAAGCTTGACATACCCAAGAAACAGACTACCTTTGAATCATCGGTAATCACTACCGGCTATCAATCCTATGAAAACCTCCTATCAACTTTGGCTGCATACAGAGAACGCTGACGGCTGTTTCGGTGAGCGTCTTTTCCTGACCGACAATGGCCCTACGCTCCAAGCCCTTCGCTCCACCATCGCCGAGTTCAAGCAACGTCGCGATGTTAAAGGCCTACGATCCCCCACAAAAGGCAAGTCAAGGCCAGTTGTAATCACCCGAATCACGAACGAGCGTGATTTTCTGCACTATACACGAAACGGGAAAATCCCAGACGCTGTGAAAATCGACCCATCGTTTAAGCCGGTTGTGTTTGATACCGTTCAAGAGGCCAGCATAGCCTTAGGGCTATCTGCCACCACGCTCGCTCAGCTCTTCCACGCAGCAAAGAAGAAGCTTAAAATCCGGTCCGAGACCCGACCAGATTTAGCTTCCCCCGTTGAAAGCTTCGCCATCACTGTCAGGGGGTTAGAGGTATCCTATGCTGACGGAAAGGAGCTTGTATCCATATGAAACCCTACACGTTCCCCCTCCCAACTTCCGAGCTATCGGTGTCTGAATTTGAAGAGCTCCACCCGGGAGTACTACAGCCCGCCATGATGGTGTTCAGAATGGCTTTTTGCACTAAGTCAGACTCTGACACTGTTTGGGACCTTGGTCGGCTCGCTGCTTACGACATAGTAGGCTTCCAAGAAAAAGAGGACGATATACGCAGGGAGGGGTTCATTCTCCGGTTGAAAAATCCGTAACGTATTCAAGAATAAACTACAGTTTCTGTCTGATCTTTACAACTTATTTACTACTTTTATTCTACTTTCACTTGACTTTCCTTTCGGCGTGCCGTAGCTTCTAAACATAGAAAGGAAAGTGAGACGATAGTGAGTAAAACGCCCCGCTTTCCTCCCCTCCAAAACTCAAAAGGTACAAAATCTCAAATCAGTCTCAATATGAAAGAATCCTTCACACCTGAGCAAGAAAAGGCCCTTGCCACGTTTGACGACGCGGTCAGCTCCCACGATTTCAACGCCATTGGGCACACTCGCGCAGCCAACGCCCACAAGTTCCTAGTTCGGGCATATACTGAGCTTGAACGTGTCAACGTGACAGACGCTCTGACAGGTAACGAGCTGGCCAAAGTCCGCTTTTCCCGGGCATGGCTCGCCGAGCATGGTCTCTAATCTCCACAGCCTCCACCAACTCAAAACAAGCCACTATACCATGAAACCAACCAACACAGACAGACTGACACGCGAGCAGGCAGTTGAGATCGTTGGCGAGGCCAACGTCTCCAAAATAGAGTACGTCAATTGCGAGCCGACTAACTGCGTCGGCTACAATGGAGCATGCCAAGGCGACAACGCTACCGAGTGGAGCGCGAGCATCCGTTGCCTTGACAAGGACGGAGAGGCCGCAGTCTTGACGGCCTATTACTACACATCCAACGAAGATGACGACAGGATGGCCGCAGCCGATGGCGACGGATCCGTTATCGACTGGGAGATCAGCCACTACTCTATCCGCTGACCCCCCCCCCCCCCACCAACCCGAACTAACCATCCACTTATGAAAACGTTCTTCAACTCTCGCGAAATTGCGCACGTATGGGCACACAAGCTTGCCCCTATTGGTCGCAGTCCTTCTGCCAAGTCCTTTGACGGTGACGCATTCTTGAGCTATGCAACGGTCATTGCCCGGCGCATCGAGTACAAGGGCCGCACTGCCTATGTTGTAGACGTTGCCGGCTTCAGTCCCACCACATCGCACCACCAGACCAAAGTCCGCTGCGCGATACCTGACACCGAGAAAGTTTTCCTGATTAACAACGGAGAACGCGGTCAAGACCTTCGGTTCACGCCTCAGGCCCTCCGTGACCACTATGTCAAAGCGTCTGAGGAAGTCGAGGCCCGCACCCCATCACGCTTAGCTCGCCTCCGGGCTTCCCAGTACCTCGAGGCAACGGCGGAACTCAGGAAGGCCCTTGGCGTGTGCGAATTCTTTGGCCTTGGCACGCTTTCCCTTTCCCGGAAAATCGAAAAACGGGAGGCCTTGAACAGTCAGGCAGCTGACATCATCGCGCAGGCTGAAAAGTCGCGACAGGCAGCTAAGGCAAAGCGTGAGGCGAAGGAAGCCAAGGAACGCCTTGCCCGGAATATCGCCTTTGCTGAAGCGTACCTAACAGACCCGGATGCTAAGCCAATTTGGGACGCTGAGACCCGCCGAATCCCTGAGGGTTTCCCGCCCGCTTTGCTCGGAAAGTTCCTTGCCCGCGTTTGCGACGTGAACGCTAAGGCCATTGAGGCTTGGCGAGCTGGCCAGAATATCAATTTGCCTCATGATTTCCCGGTGATGCTCCGCGCCGAGCACAACGCGGGACAAATCCCAGAGGGTGCCGACGCTCCCGAAATTATTCGCGAAATGGTAACGAGCAAAGGGGCACGCGTGCCACTGGCCGATGCTGAAAGGGCTTTCAAATTTGTTATGAAGTGCCGGGCCAAGGGCTGGCACCGCAACGGGGAAACGTTCGAGCTTGGCGGGTATCATCTTGACGCGGTCAACGCTCAAGGCGTCGTGGCCGGTTGCCACCGGGTCAGCTGGGAAGAGATCGAACGCTTTGCCAAGTCCCAAGGCTGGACAGCGTAACCGAACAAACACCGAGATCTAAAACATGAAGACGATAAAACAAAAGCTTGCCGAGTTTGACGGAATAGACCGCGAAAATACCGTGTTGACGTGTGCTCTGTCTGACTTCGTTAAGGGCAAAGCCCATAAGATAGGTACAACGGCAGACCAATTCACCCTTTACATCTCTCGGCCCGAGTCGGGTTGCGGAGGCATCGCGATTGTAAACGATGGGGGCACTGTCCGGGCCTATTACTTTGAGGAAGCCTACCGACAGCAAATGGAACGCTTCTCCCTTTGCCTGACCGGTGAGGACACGGAACTAAACCGAGGGCTTATGCTCCGCCGTAGCCGATGGGAAGAAGCACGCAAGTTCATCATTAGCGCTAGCCGATGAAACCTAACCCCATTATCCATTTCATGAACACCGCAACGAATCCCGCGGCCGAAAAAGTCGTTTGTGCAATCTGTGGCGCCGAGTGCGTCCCCTCCGGATGCTCGACCGGCTACGCCACCACTCCAGACAATAAACGCATTTGCTACAAGTGCGCGGATGCTCGCCAACGTGAAGAGCTGAAAGACCGGTCAAAGCCGTTTTGTGCGTACCTCTCTAGCGATGGCCAGAAAGTGACAACGTGGACGGGTGGGGAGCTCATGACCGTGACGAGCTCGAAACCGTGCCAGCTCTCCCGGGTCAGTTTCACCCACGACATGAAAAGTTTCCGCTCGATCAGAGCGCGAGACGTTCACGGTGGCTTATGGTTCGGCCGTGGCTCCGCGGGTATCGTTATCAAGCTTCGCCCAGTGAAGGCAAAGGGCCTCACCATGTCGGAGATTCGCTACCGCGTGACAGAGTCAGGCAGCCACTTTTTCGACCGCAAGACACTCCGCTTTTTCGGTGTGACGATGCGCAACTTTTCGGCCGGTGAGCTCCGGCCCGATGGGCTGCAATACGTTTACCGCTCCGGAGGTCGGGCAGGCTCTAAGACCTACCTTTTCGACGCCAAAACCGCCAAGCTTTCCACCCTCACGGAGTAGACGCACTATGCAAACGAATGCCCAGCAACTCAGCGGAACGCTTGCCCGGGACGTCCCAACCTCAGCACCGACCCTCCGTGTCCGTCAGCTATTCCGCGACGTTCAAGAGGTCGCAGCCTATTGCGAACGCAACCCCGATTTCCCGGCCCGAGTCGGGTTGGTGTCTGCCCTCGAATGCTGGGAATTCAACCCACAAATTCCGCTCAACCCGTCCTAACTGAAACGAATCCAGCGACCGAAAGGAAGCTATGACAAAACCAGAAAATACACCTATGGCTAGAACGTTCACCATCGCCGAGATCCTGACGGAGAAACAGATTGCCGACCTATTTGCTATCTATAAGAAGGAAGGCACCAATCATCACAAGGCCATGATGGAATACATCGAGAATAGATACGATGGCGGACAGTTCGGATCTGTTTGGAACACGCGAAGGGAAGCCCTGCTACTACATGGATACGGCTACATCGACACCGTCCGCGTCTTCGCCGAGGTGCCGGTGGGGAAGAAAGGGAAGAAATGAAAAAGCCAATTTGCTGGGCGTTCACAGATTTCGTTGATGCTGAAATGTGGCACTACGGAGGGAAGTCCAAAGCAACTGCCGTCAAGCACGGACGTGATTATTGCCGAGGCTCCAAAACGTTCTTCGTTGCGCCGTGCTACCAATCGACTCAGGAGCAGTACGATTCGCATGGTTGCGATGCAACCACAGACTCGGAAGCGGCAATTGAGGTGCCGGTGAAGAGTGGCGGCAAGGAGGGCGATGCGAAATGAGTAGCCCACTTATTCAGCAAGCCATAGACTTGTTGCGCGCCAACGAGCCGCCCGAGGGATACTATGTTGCCTTTTCAGGAGGGAAAGACTCATGCGCAATCAAGAAATTGTGTCAGCTCGCTGGAGTGAAGTTCGACGCATGGTATAGCAATACAACCATTGACCCTCCGGAGTTGGTGCAATTCATAAAGACAGAGCATAAGGACGTACAGTGGAATCAGCCTCGACATGGCGCAATGATGGCCCGTGTTGCCAATAAACCAAGTCTTCCGCCAACGAGATCCGTTCGCTGGTGCTGCGCGGAATACAAGGAGCAGGGAGGCAATGGCCGCGTAAAAGTTGTTGGGGTTCGCAAGTCTGAGTCAAACTCACGCCGCGCATGGAATGATATATCGGAGGACGGTAGCGGTCATAAGGTGATCTGTCCCATAGTGCACTGGTCTGACGATCAGGTGTGGTTATTTCTAGAGGCATACGAAGTACCGTACTGCAAACTGTACGATGAAGGATGGGACAGGCTTGGTTGCGTCGGCTGTCCGCTCGCGAGCAAGAAGAATCAAGAACGTGAATTTGATCGGTGGCCACGATACAAGGCCAACTGGGGAAAAGCCGTGAAGGCCAACTGGGAAAAGTATCACGCGAAAATGAAGCGAGACGGAAACCCATACTATCACGCCAAATTTAAGACCGCAGAAGATTTTTGGCAGTGGTGGCTCACGGCAAAGCGCCCTGACTACTTTCGGGCGGATTGCCAATCCATGCTACTCATGACGAACGAGGATGTGGGCGACATATCAAACGAGCTTTCTGCATGAACATGACCCCCGACAACAGGCCGACGCCGATCACGGATGCGGCAGAATTTTCGCTAGGAGACGACGGCGCATTTAGTAAAATGGTCGTTGAATCCGGCGTGTCCCGCACCCTCGAACGCCGTCTAGCGGAAATGAGGAAGGCGCTGGAGAAAACTGTGCGTGATATTCACGAAGAAACGGGCTGGAGCGACTTAACTACTTCCGCCAAGGCTGCACTCAAGGCTGACGACGCTCTACGCGAGGATGAGGAGGCGGGGAAGTGAATAGTCAGACCACACCAGATTCGCTGAGACCCGAGTCCCGCGACTGCCCAACGTGCCGCTATTCCGCGACGTTCAAGAGGTCGCAGCCTATTGCGAACGCAACCCCGATTTCCCGGCCCGAGTCGGGTTGGTGTCTGCCCTCGAATGCTGGGAATTCAACCCACAAATTCCGCTCAACCCGTCCTAACTGAAACGAATCCAGCGACCGAAAGGAAGCTATGACAAAACCAGAAAATACACCTATGGCTAGAACGTTCACCATCGCCGAGATCCTGACGGAGAAACAGATTGCCGACCTATTTGCTATCTATAAGAAGGAAGGCACCAATCATCACAAGGCCATGATGGAATACATCGAGGCCAGCGAGGAGATAGCCCGGAAGCTCAACGCCAAGTGTCTCCTCGTGGACTACTTTGCCTATGTCTGCGAATACGTTTTCAGCCAATCGCCCAACTGAACCAATCCCGCGACCGGACCCAAGCGGATTTCCTCGCGGAGCTCTCCAGTATGGCGAGCAAGGCCCTTTCATTGTGTGGCTCAGCGTCCCGACTGGCCGAGTCCGTTACACCTTCGCCGACGAATATCTAGCTATGCAGTGCGCCGTCGCCAACGGTTCCCAAGTCCAACCAAACCCAATCAACTTCTGAACACAGGCTCCGACCGAATACTACTTTTAAGTACTGAGCGGCAGTTACTACTCGTAGGTACTAACTCGCCACCTCTGACGAACTAACCTACAAATCCAACTCAACTCGCCAGTACTGGCGAATGCTTATATGAAAAAAGAATTAACCAAACTGACTCCTAAGGAGTTCTGTTCTCAAACAAACGCCTGTCCCAAAGGCCGTAATTTTGCGCTTAGCTACGCTACAATGGCCGAGGTGTGGGACAACTGCCCACGCGCCGACTGGATGTTTTGGATCTTGGCTAAGCTCGACCATGCGCCTAAGGAGATCCGATACTTAGCTTGTGATTTTGCGGAGCGTGTCCTTCCAATTTTTGAAAAGAGATACCCAGGTAATAAAGCTCCTCGCCTAGCCATAGAGATGGCTCGGATGTACCTCAATGGTAAAGCTACGTTGGAGCAAGTGCTAGAGGCTAGGCGGGACGCCTACGCCGACGCCGCCGCCTACGCCGCCGCCGCCGCCTACGCCGCCGCCTACGCCGCCGACGCCGCCGCCTACGCCGCCTACGCCGCCTACGCCGCCG